CGCAAAGATAGCATTAAGCAAGATCCTCTCCAAGCCCTTGCCGACGCCGGTGTCTCCTACGACGAATTGACCCAGCAGCTCCTCAACCAGCAGCCAACTGATCCAAGAATACTAAATACTATCAATGAGTTGAAGAACGAGATTAAGAGCCTGAAAGCCGGTAACGAAGAGATCCGCAAGACCTACGACCAGCAACAAGTCGATACTAGGGAAGCAGCCGTCCGCCAGATCGCAGTAGACGTCAAGAACCTGGTGAAACACGATCCTAACTACGAGACTGTCCGTGCGACCAACAGCATTAACGACGTAGTAGAGCTGATAACTAAGACTTATGACCAGGACAACGTCCTGCTTACAGTCGAGGAAGCAGCACAAGAGGTAGAGAATTACCTCATCGAAGAAGCACTTAAGATTACCCGGATCGGTAAGATCCAACAGAGGTTGCAGCAAGCCCAAGCTAAGCAAGCAGCAGCCGGAGCGAAGACACCAGCCAAACAAGCAGCCACAACAGAAAGACCCACAATGAAGACCCTGACAAACGCCCACAGCGGCACGAGGAAGCTAAGTGCTCGTGAACGAGCTATGCTAGCGTTTAAAGGCGAGAAGTTCTAGTAGCGGTAACATGGTGTTATCACTATATTAATCTAATTTAAAGGAATTCACAATGGCAGCAGTATATGCTAACAGTACGAATCAGATTGCAGCTCTGAAAGAGTTGTACACTGATGATAAAGAATACATGAAGGATCTCGTGTACAAAGAAAACCCATTCTTGGCACTAGTTCCTAAGAATGAGAGTCCTTCCTAACCGTCGGGTCTCTTTATTTTCTCGCCCTTAATTGGACGGATTTGCGGGAAAATACATTCCTAGAGATATGGGAATGTAAAACCAACCAAAAACGGTGAACCCTGAGATGGGAATACCGTGCTAATCTCAAAACATAACAGTTATGAGACAGTGTAGAGCGTAGTACTTGAAACTACTGTAAAAGTAGAATAAAATAGTACCAAGAGTGGTAGGCAACTCAAAGGAGTTGAAAATGTACGCCGAACAAATGCTAAAGTGCACCGGTCCTTGTGAAGGACTGAAGAGCGAAAGTGAATTTTATAACTACAAGCATGAGCAGAGATGCAAAACTTGTGTGTCTGGGATAAGAAAAGCTAAGTACCGAATCGAAGCTGAAGTAATAAAGGCTAAGAGAAGAGAATACGCTAGAAACAACCCAGATAGGATAAAAAACACAAAGCTTAAGCAAGACTTTGGAATTACTCTAAAAGAGTACAACCAAAAGCTCGCCGAACAAGATGGCAAATGTGCCATTTGTAAAAGGCCGGAGACGGCCGTTCGAAAGGGTAAACTTCTAATGTTGGCAGTCGATCATAGACACGCCGACAATGTTAACAGAGGTTTATTGTGCGTTAAGTGTAACAGAGCCCTAGGATTGTTAGAAGAGAATATCTCTACAATCATAAACATGGTTTTGTATATACTGAAGTATTTGAAGCAGAGATAACAACCTCTGCGATAACAGGGCCAGTAGGCCCATTTGGTACCTCTCGAGTACGGCACTCCGCAAGGTCGTGCACATACGTTCTCGAACGCTCAGAACCAGCAAACAGCTACGTCGCTTGCATCGTTTTTCGTGTACGTGATCGAGGATTACCAACTCGTCACCATCACGAATCTCTTGATGGAACAGACGAAGACGAATGCAGGCGCGTTCGTAGATGCAGCAAAACTCCAGATGGACGGCGGTTTCCGCAACATCACCAACAACATCGCGTTTGAGTTGTTCGGAGATGGTACGGCGACACGCGGCTCGTCTAGCGCAGCTTCGACTCAGAACGGCGTAGTGGTTAACGGCACGGTCCTTCCGTTGTCGAACGCTCAGCAGATCGTTCAGTTCGAAGTCGGCATGCTCCTCGTTGCATCCAGCACTCCTGGCGGCGTCCCGTCGACAGACACCGTCATGGTGACCTCTGTTGACCGCGCCAACGGTATCGTGACTGGTACTGCATCGGCAGCAACTCTGTCTGGTAACTGGGCAATCGGCACCGGTATTGCATACCTCAGCATCTCAGGCGATATTCCGACTGCTGGAGCGACTAGCACTTCTAGCTACCTCGCACTGTCTGGATTGGCTGCATGGCTCCCGATCACGACTCCTGCGACTACGGACTCCTTCTGGGGTGTTAACCGTTCTGCAGATCCGACTCGATTGGCAGGCTGCCGCTTTAACGCGACTAGCTACACCATCGAAGAAGGTCTTACGAACGCACTTGCATTCTTGAACCGTGAAGGCGGTAAGCCAGATCTTTGCATCATGGACTTTGCTTCATATGCATCCCTGGTCAATGCTCTCGGCGCCAAGGTCCAGTACGTCCAGGTCAATCATGACGAAGTCGAAGTAGCATTCGAAGGAATTACCTTCCAGTCTGCTTATGGCCGGGTCACCGTGTTGGCTGATCGTAGCTGCCCTCCCCAGACTGCTTACCTCCTCACCATGAATACGTGGAAATTGCGATCACTTGGAAAAGTACCGCATATCCTTACTTATGGAATGGAAGGCCTCGAAGGATTGCGCGTCGGAAATGCTGACGCCCTTGAGATCAGAATTGGGTATTATGGGAACTTAATTTGTTCCGCGCCCGGTTGGAATTGTGTGGTCAGTCTTTCGGCCTAGTTTCAACTAGTTAGCTAAGATGAAGGGCCTCTACTAAGAGGCCTTTTTTATTTGTATCAGAAAAAGACATCGCATAAAAAGTCTGGCCTTTCTTTTCGGTTCCTGTATAATCAACGGTAGGAGGATTTATGAAGCGCAGTGAAGTATTCAGGAGATTAGATGCTGTTCAGGCATCTGCTATCCGGGCGATTAATAACAGTCTGAAGAAAAACAAAACGGCATTAGTAGTGATGGCAACAGGCCTCGGTAAGACTGAAACGGCGATTAAAACGATTAAAACGATTAAGAAGATGAAGGGCCGACATTTATGGATAGTAGGCCGGAACAACCTCGTAGAGCAAACATTTGAGCGCTTCGTAGAGAACGGGATTCACGGTATTGGCATGTTAAACGGTCCTAACAAAGACTTCGATTCAGAAGTCCTGATTGCATCCGTCCAGACTATGTCAAAAGCAAACATTCTGAAGGAATTCAATAAAACAGACTTTAACACGATCTGGATCGATGAGGCCCACCACGCCGCGGCTGATAGTTACGAAAAAGTAGTTAATTACTTTAGGACAGAAGGTTTGATAGGCCTGACAGCAACTCCTGATCGACCTGATTACAAGAATATATATGATATATTTGGGAAGCCTGCATTTGAAAAGACTTTCGAACAAGCCCAAAAACTAAAGGTCCTAGCCAAAGATAGGACTATTACAATCCTTACCCAGTCCACGTTGGAAGGTCTCAAAACAGTTTCAGGGGACTACAGCGCTGCCACACTAGATAGGCTTCACACCAGTGTCACAAGGAACGAGACTATAGTAGAAAGCTACAAGAAATATGGACGCACCCCGGTATTAAAAGCCGGGATGAAACCCAAGGCGATTTGCTTCTGTATTAATGTAGCCCACGCCAAAAGAATGGCAGAGCAATTCAAAAAAGCAGGGATTTCAGCAGACTTTTTGTGTGCAAGCGAGCACGTCCAAACAGCAAAGCAGCGTCAAGAAATCGACACTACATTTCGAACAACCAGTGAGCTGGAAGTCATCTGCGCAGTAGATCTATTCAATGAAGGCGTAGATGTCCCAGATGCTAACATAGCCATTATGGCCAGACCTACAAGATCACCAATCTTATATCAACAGCAGATGGGTCGGGTTGCTCGTATTGACGAGGGCAAGAAGAAGTTTTTCGTAATCTTAGATTATGTCGATAACTGCCGCAAGGGTTTCAATAGCTATACCACAGGTAATCTCGACAGATCTGGTACTAAGAAAATTCCCATAGTAATCGAGTATTTGGGCACCGACGATCCTGTATTGATCGAGGAGCGGGTAAATAACTATCGCGAAGGCGTAAATGCCTTTATCAAAACGGCTAGGGAAGAATACGACGTAATGAAGATCTCCGAAGCCCAGTTCGCAGCTCATTTCCTTAAAGGAAAACCGTTGCCGAGGGCTACATGAAACCATATAAAACTAGAATGGAATTAGCTATACAAAAACCCGGTCTTTATAAACAATTAATAGAAAAAAGGCCTGAGATTTTGAGTAAATTTTTCCCCTCCAGAACAGAACGGGCTAAGATAAAATTGGAACAAGAATGTTATTCTTTGGGCAAATACCCCATCAGAGGGACAGCTAATCGTTCCATCCATCAAAGATATTTCAATAAGTCCCTAGATTCTGCCTGGGCAGTAGAAATGAGGAAAAAATACCCTTGGTTAGCGACAAAATCAGAGCAAGGATTTAAACGCATGCTGCAAAAAATGCCGGAAACAGTTAGTTTTGTGAAAGGACAAAAATGGAAGGGCACTAACTCAAAATACTATTTTCTATGTGCAAAATTTGGAAAATTCAAGGGCAAAGCCAGCAAACTCATGTGTACTTCTTGGAGAGTCGGATTATCCGGACATCCAAGGGCTAGTCGACTAAGTTCTGAACTAAAAAAACTAAAGCCCGTTGTGAACGTAGATACAGGAGAGGTTTTTAATTCATCTAAAGCAGTTAAAGAAAGATATGGCGTTAGTATAGCAGGATGCCTTCGAGGAGTTCAGAAAACTAGTCTTGGATATAAATGGGCTTATCATGATGCAAAATGAGACTAATATTGACACCCGGGTAAAAGCTTAGTATTCTGCAGTTAGGAGGAATTATGAAATACACGTTTATAGCATTGTTCATCCTGTCGTGCGCAAAAATGGAATCTCAAGCCCCGGTATCCCAGTCAGCAAATGCAGCCCCGTCACAGAATTTTACCCAGGACCCGCCTATGGGTCCAGGGCTTCCAGGCGACGGCTGGGTATCAGGCCAGATCTACGTCAGGAACGATAATTCTAAGTACCCAATCGCAATCAGGAATTACAGTGAGGAACCTGATTATCCAACCGGCTATGGAGATAAGTCTGGTGAGTGGGTCGACGTAGATGTGACACAACTAGGCCTTCCTGCAGATACGAAGTCCGTGTTCTTGTCTGGCATTCTGATCATCTCGCATGGAACCAACAACGTGGACTGTAACCTTACGGTGACCTTTAGGGCTCCTGGAAACGATCTCCAAGCCCTCCATTACGCAGCCCAAGCAATCGAGCCCTTCATATCTGGGGGCCAAAGGAGTACTATGTCCCAATGGGTGCCAGTCATTAACGGGAAGTTCGAGTACCAATGGAACAGGAATACATTCGAGGCCTGGCCTATGGGCTGCTCATACGGCATTAATCTTTCTTTACAAGCATTCGTGCGATAGGAGGATGTTGTGAAAATCTATCTAATCGTCGGAGCACCAGGTTCCGGCAAGACCTGGGTGTGTAATCAGCTCCGGGCGAATTACAATTATCTGCCTCATGATGAGTTCCCGACTCCTAAGGCCTATATCTCGGCTATTAAGCGATTGGCACTCATCTCCGAGAAGCCGCTACTCATCGAAACGCCGTTCTCGGTGTCAACATATATGGACCAGCTTGCAGTAACCCCGGTGTTCCTCATCGAGACGCCTGAAGTTACCCAATCCCGGTATGAGACTAGAGAAAACAAACCAATCCCTAAAGGACACCTTTCTCGGATTGAGACGTACAAGGAGCGTGCAGCCGAGTTAAACGCGTTCTCAGGTACTAGCACGGAAATTTTGGAACACTTAAAGAAAATTGCTTAGCTCAACAGTAAAACCATGGTATCTTGATTTTAGGAGGAAACATGAAACAAGTATACGAATTAAGCAAAAGAGAAGTAGAAATAACTGACATGGACTTTAACGGCGATACAGTATTGGTGATCGATGCGTATTACGTCGATAAGGACGAACAGCTATCAGATGAAGAGTTATCTGATCTCCAAGATAAGTACGCCGAAGAGCTTGCTCAAGAAGCCTATGAGCACATGGTTGATCAAGCCCACGACAGACTCGAAGCATTGTGGGAGCGAGTATGATCATCAAATTAACCAAAGACCAAGAATCTAAAATCCCAGTGTATTTAAACAAATGGGTTTCAGCAGGCCTTCGTACCGAGACTACTGACAGGACTACGGCAACAGAAGCTGTTTATTTCCTGTACGAAAAGATCATGGGAATTGAAAAGCCTAAGTACGTCATCTTTTTGGACTCGCCGATGGCTTGTCAGCTGGCTGCGAATCTGATCAAGAATACTAAGTTCGATAGCTCGCAGCTAGGCTCGCAGCTATGCTCGCAGCTATACTCGCAGCTACACTCGCAGATAGACTCGCAGCTAGGCTCGCAGCTATACTCGCAGCTATACGTGCAGCTATACTCGCAGCTATACGTGCAGCTAGGCTCGCAGCTATACTCGCAGCTATACTCGCAGCTAGACTCGCAGCTAGGCTCGCAGCTATACTCGCAGCTAGGCTCGCAGCTACGCTCGCAGCTAGGCGTGCAGCTATACTCGCAGCTATACTCGCAGCTAGGCTCGCAGCTATACTCGCAGCTAGGCTCGCAGCTACACTCGCAGCTATACTCGCAGCTATACTCGCAGCTACACTCGCAGCTAGACTCGCAGCTAGGCTCGCAGCTATACTCGCAGCTATACTCGCAGCTAGGCTCGCAGCTACGCTCGCAAGAATTAGAATATTTCTATTATTCCCCAAACCTTTGGTGGTGGCCAGGATGGTGCGGCTTCTATAATTACTTGCTTAACGAAGTATTTCAAGACCGTAAAAAGGATTTCTCCCTGTTTGAAGAATTGCTTACTCACTGGAAAGAAGCACATTATTATCTTATTTTCCCAGAAATCGCATTTGTTTCAGATTTCCCGAAAGAAATCCACAGAAACACCAAAAATGATCTTCACGCAAACGGAAGACCTGCGCTAGAATACCGAGACTCATACGGATTGTTCCGATTGAATGGAGTGGAAGTACCAGAGTGGGCCGCCCTTAATAAGCCAGAAGATCTAGTTGCGAAAGATGTAATCGCGATCAAGAACACTGATTCTAGGCGCGAAGTAATGAAAAAAGTCGGAATATCTAGACTATTCCAAGACTTAGAAGCAAAGAAACTAAACGCCAAGGATGAATACGAACTCTACCGAGTAAAGTTAGGAGAGGATTTCGAAGGGACTTACCTTAAGATGATTAATCCAAGCACCGGTGAAATCCATGTAGAGGGTATTCCTGACGAGATTAAGACGTGCTCGGAAGCACTTGCATGGCGAATCGGACTTAAATTGTATAGAGAACCAGTAATCAAAACATAGGAGAAAATATGAAACCGTTCAATGAAACTGTTCGCGGTAAAGCAGAGTACAAGAATCCTGGAGACTTTGCCCTCCATGGAGACGTGATCGTAGTGGCGGATGAGATGCCCAAAGGATTTGAAGCAATGCCAGTAGTCGAGGATCATTGCCTTGCCTATGGTGAAGCAACAGGCCATAGCCACAAGATCTTTGGTGAGCCTGGCTCCTTTGACCTGCGTGAATGCCCGACTACTAAAGTCCGACACCTCTACGTAGTTCGCGAGGTCTGCCTTAAGCATCAAGAGCACGACGGGATTATCATTCCGCCGGGATTCTATAAAATCGGTATCCAGCAAGAATATGACCCCTTCGAGAAGATGAAGCGAGCAGTGGTGGACTAATGAGACTCTTAATATTGATTCTAGCCATGAGTGCTTGCACGTCAACTCCTAAGGAAAGAGAATGCGCTACGCCAACATCGCACCCATGGTGCTGGCCTGACAGGTGGAGTACGAAATGAAGGGACTTAAAGTAGGAGATAGCGTATCCTGGATGAATGGCACAGTTAATCTAGAAGGAACAGTAACAGGTTTTTACAGCCGAGCTGCGGCAGTTACTGACGCTGTTGGCAATTCTTGGTGTGTTCCATATGATATATTGAACAAGATTGAGTCAGAGCGCCTAAACTTTTGGGGTGAGTTGTGTCCGGTAGTTAGAAACAACAATAAATGCGAGTGCGGGAGCCAGATAGTAGGCAGCTCAGCCCATAGCGACTACTGCCCGCTTCACGAGAAAGACCCTGTATGACGGTATTCATAGTGGAGACAACAACATCTATTAAGGTCCTTGACCGCATCGTGTCTTGGATTGAAACACTGGTGCCAGAAAACGAAGAGTATCGAATGATAAACTATGATGCACCGTATTTCCCGGCCCTAGCGCATTATCACGAAGCAGAAGGAAATAAGATCATAGCAATAGGAGGTAAGTCCTCTAAAGCTCTGCGCCTCATCCCCCATTATAAGCTACCCAGCCCTGCAAAAGTAGACAAGAATATCAAAACGAAACTAACCGCATGTAAAAAGTGGCTAAAGTAAATAATGTTTGATATGCTAAGTCATAACTAGGAGGTTTTATGAAACACACAATGATAGTAACCGCTCTGATTCTAACTGCATGTCAAGGCCCACAAGGCGATCGTGGAGGCCAAGGAGCGGTCGGGGCGCCCGGACAGACCATTATAGGCCCAGTAGGCGCTACAGGCCCCTCTGGTGCTCCAGGATTGAACGGCAGTAATGGGTTGAATGGTACAAATGGAACCCCAGGCACCCAAGTAGATATCGTGCAATTCTGTCCAGGATCGACTAACTATGCATCTGAATTCAATGAAGTCGGCTACTGTATTAATGGGCAAATCTATGCAGTGTATTCAGCTAATGATGGGTTCCTTTCCTTAATTCCGCCAGGCACATACTCCTCTAATGGAATTAACTCGAGTTGCTCATTTGTTGTTGGCCCTAATTGTGAGGTAACCAACTAATGAACACATCAGTAACTATTACCAAAAAAGAAAAGGGCTGGCAGTTAAGTATTGCAACTGTCCAACACGACGGCGAGATAAAAGTTACCGTGCGGAGATTCTTTAGGTTAATCTCCGCAATAGACGCGGCGAATACAATGGGACTTCACATAGACAATCTAGATGAGCTTCCGCTGCCTCAATATGGAGTCCTTCGTGAAAGCGCCTAAACCAAGAGAATGGATTATTGGCTGGAATAACGCAATCAAGCCCATCAACCATACTAGCGAGACTCTCGATACTAAATATCACGTAATCGAGATAGCAGCGTATAATGAAGCCCTAGATTTAATTGAGAAGTGTGAAAGGGCTATGCGAGAATGCTGTGAAGATGATTGTGTTATAGCTGAGCGCGCAGGAATATACGAAGTCTTAGCCAAAATCAATGAGTGGAAGGGCAATAAATGACAATCCTCAAAATGGTGCAGGTCGGAACGTCTAGATGGCAGTTACTTGCACCTAACGGCAAGGTTCTCGTAGACGACGTGCCTGCATACTCAGAGTACGAAGCCGAGATGTGGGCAAAGGCATATGTTTCTAGTTACCCAAGTTGGGACGTAGATATAGTCCCAATGAAAAAGGATAAAACAAAATGACGCTAATCAAAGAGATCTTAACCAAACGATATCAGATCTTATTGTCTCAGTCTGAGTCCGGGGCTTATTACGTCTCATACCACAGCCCCTATGAATTCGACGTAATCAGTGAGCCTATAGAGGATTACAATACAGCTACCTGGTACTTTGAGATTAAACTCCAAGAGCTTGAAGGAAATTAGTTTTTCACTTTGGGTCAATTTTTGAAAAAGTATTTTTTAGTTCCCAAGCATGTAGCCGATAAGAAGCTAGGAGGAAACATGAAAACGATCAAGGTAACCAAGATCAGCAAGAAAGCCCTAGAAGCCCTAACAGAGTTAGGATACAGCGTAACAATCGTAGGCTGGGGCAAGGAGCCGGCAAAGGTCCTTAATCAGCCCCTAAGACTGATTAAGTAATTAAACGAGACTAAGGCACTAAATATGGGATTAGTGCCTCTTTTTAGGAACGTCATGCTCTGGTTCGTCATAAAAGTAAATACCGACAATAATATCCTGAAAGTAGACTTTGTCAACAAGAAGCGCGTCTATAACAGGAATTCCACGCCTAACTGCAAACTAATCCAAGTAGACTTCGCAGCCAGGAAAAAGACTAACGTACTTCCTTTCCCGCCTAACATAGCCTAAATAGACTAAAACGCTCCTCATGAGGAGCCTAGAAGTCTAGACTCGTACTGCCAGATAGGGAGGTCACAGCCGTCTGGAGAGCAATCTGTGACATATAATGGAGCATTCCATGGCACAACCAGGCGCAGCCCCGCAAAACCTTCCTAACGCAGGGCACTTTTACTCTAACATCACGAAACCAATCGATATAAACCTGAATTTCATTGTTGATTCGACTAACGGAAACGGTCTTGGTATCCGCAGTCTTAAGTCAAACGGATACGTAAATAACGTATTTATGCATACATCTGCAACTCCCGCCTCGAACAACGGCCAGCTGAACCCAAATCCAGCCGTCGGCTACGCGATGATCAGCCTCAAAGGTAACTTTAACCGTTATATCGGCGGATTTACCGGTGTAATCGCTCCTCTTGCAAGCACCGGGCTAACCAGCACAACTGCAGGTAATCCTTACGTAATTACTTCTATCGGATCGACTACTACTGCTCAGTTTCAAGCAGCAGGCCTCCCCCCGGGCCAAACTCCAGCCGTAGGATCGGCGTTCATCGCAACAGCTACAGGATCTATAGGCGGTTCTGGCACGGTAGGCGCTCCACAGCCCTCTCCGGTACAAAGCATCCAGCCTATTGGTGACCCGAATCAGACTAGCTCTAACTCGAACTCAGCAGCCAATGGTGGAATGCTTCTCTTGGTCCAGTTTACTAACACGAGCGGCTTGGTAACTCCAGCAAACGGCTCTGTAGTTGGTATGACTATCCGCCTTGACGGTTCAAGCTCTAACGTAGACGGGTTATAGGCCCTAAGGAAGGGTTTATGACTGGCGCCCCTGGAGTTCCTCAGAACCTTTATGTCCAATCCGCCAACCAGCAAATCCTGGTCTCTTGGGACCAGAGTGCTGGAGCTACTAGCTATCTCATTGAAAATAGTCAGGATAATGTTACTTATAACACCCTGGTTACTATTTCTGGTAGTCCTTTAGCCGTTCAGTATATCGATACTCCGGCCTTAGGAGTCCAGACCTGGTACCGAGTATCGGCTATCAATTCCTTCGGGACTAGCCCTGCGACATCCCCGGGCTCAAACGTAGCCGTTCCCACTGGCGAGTACTGCCTAGGCCAGATCCGACTCCTAGCCATGCAGCGGGCAGACAGGGTAAACAGTAACTTCGTAACTAAACCTGAGTGGAATAACTATATCAACCTAGCCCTGTTTGAGCTTTATGACCTGTTAGTCACATTATATGAAGACCAGTTCATGACTACGCCCATCCAGTTCGTGTCGGACGGGACTACTTTTATCTATCCTCTGCCCAATGGTAATAATACCTTTACGAACGGCTTGAACCCAAATCAGACGTTTACTCCTCCTCCGTTCTATAAGCTCTCAGGAGTAGACCTTGCTCTCAATAATGCGACTAACGCCTTTGTAACGGTAAATAAGTTTAACTTCTCCGACAGGAACCGTTTCGTATATCCTAACACTGCATCTACTATTTACGGTGTATTTAATCTCCAGTATCGCCTCTTGGGAACTCTCGCCAATGGTACCCAGCAAATCGAGTTCATCCCAACCCCAAGTGCAGGACAGGCCCTCCGACTCTGGTATATACCGAGAATGACTGAGCTTTTATCCGATACTGATACGACTATCATGGGCGTGTCAGGCTGGATTCAGTATGCAATCGTTCGTGCTGCTAAGTACGCGCTGGACAAAGAAGAATCAGATACCACGAAGCTCGACACCGAGATCCTTTACCTCAAGGGCAGGATCGAAGAGAGTGCTAGTAATCGGGATGCGGGTATGCCCGACACGATCTCAGATGTAAACAACGGTAACTGGGCTTCAGGCTGGCATAATGGCCGCAATGGAGGCGTGGGTGGATGGTAAGTATATGAAATCGTTACTTAAATCGACCTCTGTTGTCTCTAACTACATTGTATTTTTTAGTTCTATGGCTCGAGCCTTTGCCCGAACTGTTTCGACCTTTCTTTATCATGTCAGCAATATTATCGGCGACAGTCCCAAGAAACAAATGCTGAATGTTGCAACATTTCCTATTGTCGCATTTATGAAGCACGCACATTCCTGGAGAAATAGCGCCATATGCAAGCTCCCAAGCAACTCGATGCGCCTTATTAATCTTATGTTTTCTGGTTCCCGGGATTTTCCTGGTGAATATTCCGTAGCCGCTCTTATCCAGTCTCTTCGGATATTCCCAGCAACCATTTTCAGTTCTAACAGCATCTTTCATATGGCCAAAGAAAATCTCTCTAAGAGTTTTGGTTACGTAAGGCATAGGACCTCCTATGTCCTCTAATCTACCACAACGTCTTACCCTTAGTCAAACACAGCAACAATGGGCATCTCAACTAAATCCCATACTCCAGAACCTACTTATCCAAGGCCAGCTCCTATCCAACGTAGCGCTCATAAACGGCGATACGGCGGTGAATCACGGGCTGGCTAGACTACCCCAGGGCTGGTTCCTAGTATCGCCCCAGGGAGCTGCTACGGTGTTCCAGACGGCATACCAGCCAAATCCTACCCTTACCTTAACCTTGACCAGTAACGCATCTATTGTTACAGACTTGTGGGTTTTTTAATGAGCTTCGTAAACAGCCCTAACATGAACCTCCCAGTCCCGTCTGTAGGATCAGAGTCCGGCCCTCAATATGCATTTGACATAAACGCCTGTATGAGCCTGATCGATACGCACGATCACAGTCCCGGGCGTGGTGTACAGATAACTCCAGCCGGTATAAATATAAATGCAATCCTATCTTTTAACAATAATCCAGCAACCTCACTTAGTTACACGTCTTTCGTGGCAGGTGCGTTAGCTTCGTCTACACTTCAGTCGGTATCCGTAGCACCAGTATCGAGTATTAACGAGCTGTTTTATACAGACTCAAACGGAACTCAGACCCAGATTACGAGTAACGGAATCGTAAACGTAATTGCATCTGCCATTCCCGGCGAGAGCTATTCAGCAGGTACGTTTATATGGACGCAGACCCAGTCTAGTCTTCCAACGACTCCTGCAAATTTCGATATAGGATCGATTACACTACGCCCTAACGTCGCTGGGACTACAAACGGGGTTACTTTGACTCCGCCTAGTTCTATATCATCTGCATATACTATTAACCTACCGACAATCCCAGTAGCTAATAGCATTCTTTTACTCAACTCGACAGGAGCAATGAGTACCGTTTCGGGAGCTTCTGGTACTTACTTGGCAGGCGGATCTACCCCGGTATTTACGGCATTTAAAGCCCCGACATATCAAATATTCACGTCTGGATTCGGGACTTATACAAGGCCAAGCCCAGCTCCTCTGTATATCGAAATCACAGCTTTAGGCGGTGGCGGCGGTGGAGGGGGGAGCGGACTTAGCCCCATACCGGCTACAGCCGGGGGAAATACGACATTTGGCTCAACTCTCGTAGTAGCAAATGGCGGTCAACACGGTGGCAGCGGGGATACGACTGGTTCTGGTAATGGTGGGGCTGGTGGAGTTGCTACAGTCTCGGGACCAATCCAAATCGAAGCCGTGATTGGCGGCCAAGGAACTTGCCCAGGAAACGTGGCTGCTGGTAATGCGCTTACTGTCTTTCCTGGCGGCCTTGGTGGAAACGGAGCAAGAGGCGGGTCTGGCAGGGGTGGGACTTACAATACCCAAACTAACGGTGGTTCGGCAGGGGCTGGGACTGGCGCAGGAGGAGGCGGAGGAGCTGGATCTAGTACCGTGTCTTATCCGGGAGCCGGAGGCGGTGCTGGTGGATATGCGGTAGCTGTTATAAATTCTCCAAGTACTACGTATGCATATACTGTAGGAGCAGCCGGATCTGCAGGAACCGCATCTTCATCTAATGGAGGAGCGGGCGGCTCTGGTATTCTGATCGTTAAGGAGTATTACCAATAAATGCTCCAAAAACAGCCCGTTGCAATTAACTTCACACAGGGGTTAGATCTTAAAACTGATCCTTTCCAAGTCCAGGCAGGAAAGTTCCTAGCCATGGCTAATTCCGTATTTACTACGGCTGGAAGACTAACCAAGAGAAGCGGGTTTACTACACTTATACCCGTCCCATCTGCGAACTACACTACGCTTACAACATTTAATGGAAATCTTGTAGCAACTGGATCTAACCTTGCTGCTTATAACCCTGATATAGGCTTAAGCACTCCTACCAGTAACTGGCTAAACCAGGGAAATATACAACCAATCCAATTAAAAACCCTTCCTTTAATCCGGGTTAGTACTTCGCAGACCAGTCCAGACTCCAAGATTGCTAGTAACGGGCTGATTTGTCTAGTATATATTGATAACGGGCAAGCCTATTACCAAATATCAGATTCGAATACAGGCCAGAAGATAGTCGGCAGGACTGCACTGCCAGGATCTGCTACTTGTCCTAGGGTATTTGTACTTGGTAATTATTTCGTAGTTACCTTTTTAGCCACTGTTACGGGCACGACTCACTTGCAATACGTTGCAATACCAGTAAACAACCCAAGTACTCCTAAAGCAGTTACGAATTTTGCTACAAATGCGGCTTCCTTGTCTGCTGCTTATGACGGTTTAGTAATAGGCAACAACTTATACATCGGATATAGTGCGACAAGCAGTACAATCGATATAGCGTATTTGACATCGTCTCTAGCCGTGTCGACATCTACTACCGTTGCATCTGCGACTGCCACTGTTAGTTACATGAGTGTCGCAAACGATGCTACGAGCAGCGTTATCTTCTTGTCCTGGTGGGATACGAGTTCTACGTATGTAGCAGGGTTTAATTACTCATTAGTACAGATAATGGCCAGGACTACATCGGGTGGTGGGTCTTCCATAAACGAGCTTACATCGACAGCAAATAACGGCGTAGTTTCACTATTCTATCAGGTCACACAAGATTATACAGGCGGATCGGTAAGGTCAGACTTCATAGGAATGACTACTGTAACGCTCCCAGTGTCTGGTACCGGCGCAGGAACGGTAGGGGCGCACACGACTATTATCCGGAGTGTAGGACTCGCCAGCAAGGCGTTTATAGCGTCTAATGGGCTTACATATATGCTGGTCACCTATGGGCCTACTGCTACGTCTAATCAACCATCATACTTCCTTATAGATAGTAGTGGCAATACTTATATGAGACTCGCCTATTCCAATGGCGGCGGGTACTATCAAACACAAGTCCTCCCTAGTGTTACGGCTATTAACAGTACATACTCAGTTGCCTATCTGAACAATGACTTCTTAGCTCCGGTCAACAAAGGGACTAACTTGCCGAGCGGGACGCCTACCAGCGCGATTTATACCCAGACCGGTGTGAACTTAGCTTCTTTTAACATAGACAATCAGCAATATTCTGCAGAGATCGCAAGTACGTTAAATCTTACTGGCGGACTCCTTTGGGAGTACGACGGTGTAAAGCCTGTAGAAAACGGGTTTAACGTATGGCCAGAAAACATAACTGCGACTACATCGACTACTGGCGGTAATATAGGCGCTGGTACGTATTTCTACCAGTTTACGTATGAATGGACGAACAATCAAGGAAACCTGGAAAGATCAGCTCCTAGCATACCAATCGGGGTAGTTACTACCGGGAGTACTAGTACGAATACGTTTTTAGTGCCGACGTTGAGGATTACCTATAAGACTGGAAATAACCCAGTTAGAATAGTTGGTTATCGGTGGAGTGTTGCACAGCAGGTCTATTATCAGTTTACTAGTCTTACCTCGCCGACTATTAATAACACTACTATCGATCAAGTGACCATCACAGACACCCTTGCAGACTCATCGATTCTTGGAAACGTCATCCTGTATACGACGGGTGGGGTGATTGAGAATATAGCAGCCCCTGCAAGTACTGGGATTAGCTTATTCGATAATAGGCTTTGGTTAATCGATGCCGAAGATCAAAACCTTCTTTGGTTTTCAAAACAAGTAATCGAGAATGTGCCTGTTGAAATGTCCGATCTATTAACGCTTTACGTAGCTCCCACTACTAGTGCCCAAGGATCTACTGGTACTCTTACTGCGCTATATCCAATGGATGATAAGCTAATCCTGTTCAAAAAGGATGCAATTTACTACATAAACGGTACTGGTCCTGACAATACAGGCGCTCAGAATGGGTATTCCCAGCCTATCTTCATAACGGCAAGTGTTGGTTGCGCGAACCCGAACTCCATAGTTTTGATACCTAGTGGACTGATGTTCCAATCTGACAAAGGGATTTGGTTATTGGGAAGAGACTTAAGCACGAATTATATTGGTGCGCCAGTAGAATCGTATAACTCCCAGATAGTTTTGTCTGCAACTAACGTTCCAGGTACTACCCAGGCAAGGTTTATTTTAGGCGATAATGTGACCCTTATGTATGATTATTTCTTCAACCAATGGGGTACTCATACTAATATCGCGGCTATCTCGTCCACGTTATATCAAGGAAAGCATACGTACTTAAACTCCTATCAGCAAGTATACCAGGAAACTCCAGGGACTTACACAGACGGATCAGAACCTGTTTTAATGAGCCTCACGACCTCATGGATCAACGTTGCTGGACTCCAAGGCTTTGAGCGGTTTTACTTCGCAAACCTCCTAGGAACCTATATAACGCCGTTTAAACTCTCCGTAGGACTGGCCTATAACTACAATCCGTCCTTTACCCAAGCCATTTCAGTTACACCGGATAACTACACTCCTGCATGGGGAGGAATGGCTCAATGGGGGAGTGACTCATGGGGAGCATCTGCAGGGGTTAACAGCTCGAACGCAAATGTGTTTAGTGCCCGACTATTTCCTAATATGCAGAAATGTGAGAGTTTCCAGGTAACTATACAGGAAATCTACGATCCGTCATTTGGTGTACCTGCAGGTGAGGGTCTATCCCTTTCGGGCCTAGCCCTTATAGTCGGCATGAAGCGCGGTTTCAGAACCCAGTCTGCAAGAAGATCTTACGGGTAATGGCAGTAAGCATAACACCCTTTAAATATAAGCACTATGCCGCGCTAATCGAGATGCTGACTTCTAACCAAGCAGATTTTGTCAAGTTTTTAGACTATAAAACTTTGCCTAAAATGGGATACATTGCTCTTCTCAATGACCAACCAGTAGCCGCAGGTTTCCTTAGAAGGGTCGAAGGTGGGTACGGACAACTAGATACATTCGCCTCCAACCCCTACTTTGGTAGTAAGATACGACACGAAGGACTTACTTTAGTTGCAGAGACTTTGCTTGCCGACGCTAAGGACTTGAAATTAAAGGGACTTCTCTTGATTACCAAAGATCCTGGCATACTCCATAGAGCCCAAGCAAAGGGTTTTACCGTGATTAATCAGATACTTATGGGTACTTCCTATTAGACTATAGTACTAGGGTATTGGGGTTGAAGTCCTAATTCCAGTAAAAGGAGCTTGCTTTGGGTAACGTCAGTGGAATGTTGGGTACAGCAGGCGGGGCAGCTGGTACGGGGTTTTCAGGCCCGGAAGGCGTTAGTATAACAGCGCCGGTTACTGGAGCTATGGCTCAGCAGGGCTACCAAGATACCCAGACAGGTCTTAAGCAACAACAAGCCCTCCTTCAAGCACTCCAAGCCCAAAATGGCATTCAAAATCAGTCCTCAGTATTTACTCAACAACAAGCACTTGCAAATCAACTCCAAGGCCTTTCCAACGGCCAAGGGCCAAATCCAGCATTGAATCAGCTTGCCCAGAGTACAGGCCAGAATGTGGCTCAACAAAATGCTCTCATGGCAGGCCAACGTGGTGCCGGACAGAACGTAGGCCTCATGGCTCGCCAAGCAGCAATGCAAGGCGCGAATACCCAGCAGCAAGCAGCAGGACAGGCCGCAACTCTCTCAGCACAGCAACAATTAGGCTATACTAACGCTCTTCAGCAACAACAACAAGCACTTGCGGGGACTGCGGGAACTCAAGTCGCTAATCAGATGGGCGCGACGCAAGGATATAGCCAAGCAGCCCAGAATGAACAAGCAAACCTATATAATTCAATTGCTGGTGTGAACGCAGCAAACGTCGGAATGCAATCCAATATCAATAGTAACAATGCAGCCCTTGCCGGCCAAACCATGCAACAACAGTCCCAGATGCAGGGAAGTATAATGAACGGTGCTGGTTCTTTGATGTCGATGCTCGCAGACGGGGGAGAAGTAACCCAAGTCTCGTCTCCTTCCATAAACGTCGCCCCACCGGCTCAGATCCCACCACCACCTCCTAGCTCGTCTGGCGGTGGAGGAGGCGGTGGAGGTGGAGCTGGTATCATGGGGCTTCTAGCCATGCTAGCAGATGGCGGCCAAGTCCACAGAATGGCTAGTGGTGGGAATACACAGTCTTCGGGGATGCCTGCCTCAGGCTCTCAACCCCAAGCATCTAGCAAGTTCGGTCAGTTCATCAAGACTATGGGCGCGAATATGCAACAAAATCAAAGTACTCCTGGAGCTAAACAACAAGGAACTTCGCAGAATCCCTACAACCAAGGACTTAGTTCTTTGGGACAGGGCGTTGCTCATTTGCTAGGCTTAGGCTCAGGATCTAGCTCGGATAGCGGTGACTCACAGTACTCGCAGAGTGGGTTTAGTCCAGACCAGATAGCCCAAGAAAGATCTAGAGCAGACGCTCAAACCCAGGGCGGACTCCCCTCGCCAAATGATCCAAGCGCGCAAGTCTCAGGTGCTTATACTCCTAATCAGTCAGAAGTAATGCCTGCGTCTAACGATACCGGTGAACCCATGGCTGCAAAGGGCGGTAAAGTCCCAGCACTACTATCTCCAGGTGAAGTCTATCTAACGCCTAAAAAAGCAAAAGAAGTCGCAAACAAAGGCAAAGATCCTATTAAACACGGCGAGAAGATTCCAGGCAAACCTAAATACCCAGGAAATGACTACCGCAACGATACTTACAAGAAAACTCTAGACGAAGGCGGATTAGTAATCCCTAACAAGGTAATGCAGTCTCCCAATGCACATTGGGAAGCACTCAAGTTCGTTAGACAGCACATTAAGGGCAGCAATAAATGAAAGAGCTAGGTCTCGACCCTAAGAAGTTTAAGTACCTGAAATCTGATGAACACAGTACTACTCTTCAGCATAAAGATGGCCATACAATGACCATAGCCCACTCAGTGCTGTCTCCTAAAAACCAAACTGTTCTAAAAGCCCTCGCCTCAGTACCACAGCAAGAAGACAAGAAGATGGCTAAAGGCGGGCCGGTAGAGCAATCTACTCCAGGTCCCACAATGTCCAGCAACTCAGTCGGCTATGCGGACGGCGGATCAGTCGATGCACATCTCCCGTGTCTAAACCCTAGCTGCAAGTCCCAAGGAAAACCACATCCTAACTGTAAATGCCATGGCGGTATGGCCAAGGGCGGGCCGGTAATGCGGTATTGCGCTCATGGCAAGCCACATGAAAAAGGCTGCATGTACGAAGCGGGCGGGCAAGTAGGCGATCATCCACGCCCAGATATGGATGTATATGCTGGCAATGTTGCAGTACCGCCATCGAAGAGTCAAGACTACCGCGATAAGACTTCCCCAGAACAAGACCAACAGCGCCATGCAGCTCAAGATGCTTCAGATATTGCATTCAGAGCCTCTCAGCCTCAGCAACCAGCAGCCATGGAAGAGACTGGATACACGAACTATGCCAAGGGCGGTACTGCTAGGAAAATGTATGCAGACCAAGACGAGCCTGTCGCGCAGGGAGATACCGCACCGGTAGAAGTAGAGGGAGACGTGTCTAATAAGCCGTATGGTTTGTTTGGCATATCGAATAGAAGACCTACTGAAAAAGACCTCGAAGATAAGATGAAGGAAAAAGAAGCTGCCCAGCAACAAGACTCTTCTCCTCAAGATCAGCCAGATGCACAGGCTGCTCCGTACAATCCAGACGCGGACGAAAAAGACGAGAGTGGCTATGGCATTCACGATCCAGCTGAGTTCGCCAAGGCTCAAGAAGGGTACGCGAAGTACAAAGCATCTCTTCCGCCTCAAAATGATCAAACCAGCAACCAACAGCCGCAGCAGCCCCAACAAGGCCAGCCTCAGGCTCCTCCTCAACAAGAAGCTCCTCCACTAGATCCAGACTCGTTTAAATCCCTAGTAGCTAATTCCTTGCTCAATGAGGATCAGGCTTGGGCAAAAGATCTCCAAGACGGACATATCAATCCGACTACCTACAAAGAGATGTTCGGGAAAAAGGATACTCTCGGCAAGATCGGTACCGCGTTTGGTCTCCTCATATCTGGTGCCGGCTCTGGTCTCGCACACCAACCAAACGCTGTTATGGAGATGATGAAGCAAGAACTCCAGAACGACATGGACGCCCAGAAGCACTCTAAGGTAAACGCTCAGAATTTCCTCAGAATGAACCAGGCACACCAGCTCAACCAGTCAACCATAAGAACTCAGGCAGCCAATAACCAGCTGACTAAGGCCCAGGCACTGCAAGCCCTCGTAGACACCCAGATAAAGGCAAACGCACTGCACCAGATCCAGATGAACCGCACGGTGTTCCACGATCTTACTACTAAGGCCGCTGCCCTTCCTCCAGGATCTCCACAACGCCAACAAGCCGATAACGTCCTGGCAACTCTTTATGGCGCGGTGAATAACGAAAACTTCAACATAGCCGATAGAGCAGCAGCCGCGTCTACGCTATCCAACTTCGGTACTGCAGGGTCTACAGACCTCAAGAATGACCCCGAGCAGGCATACCAGCAAGACCAACGCAGAATGAAAATGTCTGGTGATGCAAATATGGAACGAATGGCTCAGGACAGGGATGCCCGTCATATCCCCGGTATCCCTGGTTTTGCGTCTGGACCTATCCCGCAAGAGGCTAGAGACAAGCTCCAAGCAATGAATATACTTGACAACAAGGTAAAAGACGTTCTGAACTTTGCTCAACAAAACCGTGGATCTGTGAATCCGCAGATCCTTAAGCAAGCCCGACAGAAGGCAGAAGAGCTTACCTCGTTCTATAACAAGTCCGTAGACTCTCTCGGCATGACTTCTGGACGTCTTGGTTGGCTCGAAGAACAAATCAAGAAAAACCCGACTTCTCTCATGCAGCAAGTCCTAGGCAATAACGCGACTCTTAAAGAGATCCGGGATAGCAATATTGGTCGTAGAGACCAGATGCTTAGAGGTCCTGGAGGTTTAGGATTTCCCCCCGATCCAAACCAGCCCCAGCCTACCCTTCCTACGCCTCCTGTAGCAAGACCTAGCAGACCTGAGCCTCCGAGTCCCGCAACGGCTAACCCGTCTGCTCCACAGGTAAAGTGGTATAGAGGAAAAGCATATATTCGTGGACCTAACGGCGAAGCAATAGAGACCAAACAGTAAGGATTTCCATGGACTTTGATTCGCTTCCTGACGAAAAGCCTCCGGGAAAACCTGAGGCTCAAGTCCCCAAGTTCGATGACATGCCAGATGAAAAGACTCAGGCAGCATCGCAAGTACCTAAGTTCGATGATATTCCGGATGAAAAGGCTGATAATCCAGGTCTTTTGCCTAAGTTCGACGAGATGCCTGCAGGCCAGGACTATGGATCTGGCAAGCAGCAAGCAATCGCCGGGTTAGAAGGAGCTGCTCAGGGGCTGGCAGGGCCAGTCGCTCCTTTCATTGAGACCCATCTCATGGGAGTTAAGCCTGAGGATATTGCTGGTAGACAGGCTGCTAACCCTGGTACTCACGGACTTGCAGAGGCAGGAGCGTTTGCAGGCAGCATGATGACCGGCGTTGGTGAAGCAGGCCTTATAGCAAAAGCAATCCCTGAGTTCACACAGCTAGGAAAGCTAGGAAGCCTGGCGCTCAAGGGCGGCCTTGAGAGTATTGCAATGCAATCAGGCGACGAGGCTACTAGAAAGCTTATCCAGCCTCCAGATCCAAACGATTCTACAGCCCAGATGCTGGCACGAGTCGGCTATGCAGGATTGCTCGGGGCTATTACGGGCGGCGCCTTTGGTATTCTAGAGACTGAAGCCACCAAAGGACTTAAGTATGTAAAAGATCAGGAATGGGCAAAAAAGGGTCAGTCGTGGCTTAGTGGCTACGGTGCTGCGCATGCAGGCAAAGACACCGAGGCAATGGGCCAGTTCATCGAGGCAGGGCTCGAGAATCTCGATAAAAAAGCATTTCAGCGAGGAATCAAGGATCGACAGGACATAGTAAAGAACACTACTAAGCAAATCATAGACAAAAGTACTGATGTGGCACTTGGAGTGTCTGGGTATGCCTTGGATGGTCTTTCTGGTGCTGGAACCGTATACAAACTAGGTCAGAAATACGCAGAAAAGATTGCAGAAGCAATCCTAGATAAGCCAGTTACTTGGGCTACTAAAAAGGCGATTGCTCCTTTCCTTAATAAGGTTTTGACTAGTAACGCAGCAAAGGCAGTACCCGCCGCTATCAACTACGCAACGCATTCTCAAAAAGGTGCCCAAAAGATCGCCATGGTATTGAATTCCATCTTCAAGGCAGGCGGCCAGCAAGCCCTCGAGACTTCCGTAAACCAGCTAGACCGGGAACGTATCTCAGATGCTATAGACAATAATCATCTCGATACTCAACTCCAGAATCAGAAGCAAGACAATGTAAATCCCCAGGGATTTGCTGAAGGCGGTAAAGTCCTAGCTCCTGAAGTCTCACAAGAAGACCATTTCGCTACTAACTTCCCGCAAGAGAACATGATCCTCCAGACTGCAAGAGGAAGGATCTACCGACATCTCAAGGCAGCTAAGCCAGCCAAGGCTATAAACGCGCTTGCCTTCGATAGGAACGAACCTTCAGATAACCAACACCGGGTATACAATCAGGCCCTAGACCTCGCAGCAAGCCCATTAAGCGTTTTAAAGCACGTCAAAGATGGCACCTTGACCAAGAACCACATGGAGCATATGCAGGCGATGTGGCCGGAGCTGACTACTCACCTATCCAAAGAGATGACTAAAAGGATTACAGAAGCTCAACTAAAGGGTGAAACACCTGAATATAAGGTTCGTAAAAGCCTGAGCCTATTCCTAGGCACCCCTTTAGACTCTACTATGACACCAAGCGGTATAATGGCAGCCCAGGCGACGTACATTCCCAAAATAGGACCTCCTCAAGCTGGTGGACCTCCAAACAGTAAGAAAAAGGGGTCTCCTTCCAAGATGAACAGCAAAATGCCCAATATGTACAAGACTCCTAACGAAGCAGCAGAATCAGACAGATCAGATCGATCCTAGTCAACTAGGATAAACAGCATTATTCCAAAGAACGGGCTTATAAACATCAGACCTATAGCAGCTACACAAACGATGCATTTGAACATTGACGGTGTTTGCTCTTTCATAACTACCTCCTAAGTATATTATCGGGCATCCTCGCTAAGAACTAAAGGAAAAAGACTGTACCGCTCAAATAGCAGGTTAATCATGCCTCAATCCTTATCAGGAGCGTTATAGTGGCTTCCAGGCCAATATTTTCACCGTACCAAGTCGTAACTAACGGCGACGCATCTGGTAGCATCGTATCCATAGTCACTATAGTGCAGAACCTCTCAATGGTTTCCTACGATGTCTCGTTTACAGGCACTCCTACCGGTACTCTTTCAGTCCAAGTATCTAATACTTATACACAAAACGCTGCAGGTCAAGTCTTAAATCCAGGCAGATGGACTAACCTCCCTCTTTCCGGGACTACGGTAGTGTTGGGTAGCGTGCCTATTGCTGCTGCGGGCAACGGCTTTATCGACGTAGATCAGATCGGAAGCTACGCCATGCGACTCGTATATACTGCTATTTCCGGATCGGGAACTATGAACGCTACTATAAATGGGAAGGTAGCATAATGGCTACCTTTTTTGCTAACTACCCAGGTGGCGGCGGTTCTGGAGGCGGCGGTGGCGGTGGAGGAAACGGCGTGTTCATTGATACGTTTACATTAACCCCTACGGATATAGCCAATAAAGGCGTGATCTTGTCCCACACGCCTACACAACCAACAAAAACCATAGTCATAATCGAAGATGCTCCAGGACAAGCCTATGCAGTCGATTACATTATCTCTAGTAGACTGTCTGCTGGAGCGACCCTGGACTGGTCGGGGCTAGGCCTGGATGGCGAACTCGCTGCAGGCGATATTTTAGAAGTAGTTTATTATTAAACAGGAGAGAGTATGAGTCAAATCACTACCAAATGGATAACGAATAACTCAGTAGATAATACTAAGTTAGCCCAGATGCCGTCCAACACCCTTAAGGGTAACAATGCCGGCAGCACGGGCAACGCCAGCGATCTCAGTATTGCTCAGGTCCAGGCAATGTTGTCCATTCCGACACCTAGTTCCCCGCTTACGGTCGGGTCTGGTGGTACGGGACTTACGACTCTGACGCTAAACAACGTAATCCTCGGTAACGGGACTAGCTCCCCTACCTTTGTAGCGCCAGGAACGTCGGGGAACGTACTTACGTCTAACGGTACGACATGGACTAGCTCTCCGGCGGCTTCTAGCGGCGCTAATACAGCCCTTAGCAACCTTGCATCGACTGCCGTTAACGTAGATATCAATATGAATAGCCACAAGCTCACCGGCTTGAGTGCCGGCACGACTGCTGGCGATTCTGTTAGATATGAGCAAGCAATCCTTACTTCTGGTGTAAACCCCTGGACCGCCAACCAAGATCTCGGCGGGTTTACGATTACAGGCTCAGGTACTCCTGTAAATCCCAACGATCTAGTCCCAAAGACCTACGTCGACAACTTCATTAACGCAACGTCATGGAAGACTGCAGCCCTCGTAGCTACTACGGCCAACATTACGTTGTCCGGCGAACAAACGATCGACGGTATTACGACTAGTGCTTCTAGAGTCTTGGTTAAGAACCAGACTACTGCTTCACAAAACGGTATCTATACTTCTGGATCTGGTGCTTGGACCCGTACTAGTGACATGAATACTTGGGCTCAAGTCCCTGCAGCTGCTATCTTCATTGAGGAAGGAACGGTAAACGCAGATTTAGGTTTCGTGTGTACGTCGCTTCCTGGCGGTACTCTTGGCACGACTGCAATTACCTTCGTTCAGTTCTCGTCTGCTGGTGCGTACAGCGCAGATAACGTCACCCTTCAATTAATCTCTGGTGTATTTAGTATCAAGAATGCTGGCGTTACTGAAACTCAGATCGCAGCTAGCACATTGTCGACTACCGGCGCATTGACTGGTGGATCTGGTACTAAGTTATCTGTAAATGTTGATAACTCATCGATTGACATCAATGGATCTAACCAGCTTGAGATCAAAGCAGCGGGCGTGACTCTCGCCAAGATGGCTTCTAACTCGGTTGATGAAAATAAAATCGTATCGACTACATTCTCAACTACTGGCGCGATTACAGGCGGATCTGGCACTAAGGTTGCGGTTCAAGTCGACACTACTACTGTTGCTATCAACGGCTCTAACCAGTTAGTTTCTATAAAGCCTGTTTCTTTTGCATATACGCTTACTAGCACTGATATTACTAACCAATACGTAGATATCATTACTGGTAATGGATTTCCGTCTAGCAACCCGATTTACGGGACGTCCGCCTCGGTTAATAGCCTAGACATGAACGTAATCGGCGGTGGTCAACAGCAAAAAACCCAGGATTATTCAGTTAGTTTAACTGGAGGTTCTGCAGGATCTACTCGCATGACATTCTTGAATGGACTCGCTACTGGAGGGGTCTCGGCGCTGGTTGCTGGAGATATTCTAGTATTTACGTATGGTTATCTATAAATAAGTGAGGCTCTGTGTCACAAATTCAGACTAAATTTTTAGCCAACAATGCAGTTACTAATGCAAAGTTGGCACAGGCGCCAGCCAATACTCTGAAGGGTAACAACACAGGGTCTACGGCCAACGTAACTGATTTGACGGTATCTCAGGTCAATACGATGTTGGGTCTTTCTACGACCTATGCAACCGTGACTTTGAACAACCTCACTACGACTGCAATCAATGCCGATTTGCTTCCTGCCAGCAACGGTACGATCAACATCGGGTCTACTAGTCTCTTGTTCAACAAAATATTGGCTAACGGCCTGTACAGTTCCGGCAACATAAAAGTCGTAGATCCTCAGAATCTAATCTTGAATGACACTGCTGGAAATGAAAGTATTGGCTGGAGTGCAAGGCAATTAGTAAATACAGGCGCTATTATAGACTGGGCGACTAGTAACACCCTTAAATTCCCACAGTTAGCTACTATCGGGGTTTTGACGATTAACGGCTCCGGGGTTGTAGCTACGACTCCTTATGCAACCGCATTTAACCTGATCGCTCCTGCTACTGCTAAGGGCGGGGTGATCGTAGGATCTGGTACCAATACATACGGAAACGTAGCTGTTGGTTCTGACAACTCGCTGTTAATGGCCGATTCTAGCTCGACTAACGGAGCTGCTTATCTACGGCCTTCTAACCTTAAGAATTATATATCGAATCCAGGTTTCGAGAGCAACACGACTACGGGTTGGAGTCTCGGAACTACGGGTACGCTTACCAATAACATTCCTACAGGTAGCCCTACATTCGGATCAGGTGCTTCTGGTAACTTAAGCATCACTACGGTGTCTTCTGGTCAGCTTGCAGGGAGTTACTCACTATCGTATGCATGTAGTGCTAACTCGACTTCAGGTAACATGGTATCGTCAGCTGCGTTTACTCTGGATGCTGAGGATCAAGCAAAAGTAATGACGTTTAAGTTCTATTACTCTGCTTTTTCAGGTTCTGGCAACCTCAATTTTAGCGGGACCAGCTCGAATAGTCTTGGTATTGCTGTATACGATGTGACTAACTCGGTCTGGCTCTCATCTACCGCAAATTTCGGTATGACGCAGAGTTCTGGTGTTGGATACGTAACTGGGACTTGCCAGACAGGTTCTTCTACAGCTTCTGTCCGTTTCGTGATCTACAACGCAAACTCGTCTAGTGGCGCGTTCACGATGTACTTTGATGACTTTTACTTTGGTCCTCAGACTGCTCCTCTGGGTGCCGTAATGATCGATGCTGTAGCATATACACCTACTATCTCAAATGCTTTTGGAACGGTTACTAATTCGCAGTTCTGGTACGAGCGTCGTGGCGACAAGATGCTGATTACGGGCAGTTTTACCTCTGGTACGCTTACAGGCAACAATGCTACGATCACGCTTCCTTCTGGATTTACGACGGATACTACTAAGCTGCCTTCTTCGGCTAACGCCAATTCTCCTGTTGGATTTTGGTCTAATAGTAATGGATCTGCTAATACTATAAAAAGCGGTCCTATGTTAGTCGCCGGATCTGCCAGCACTATTACGTTTACTGCGGGCGATTATACGAGTTCTAACAACGGTTTGAACACCCAGGCTGGTACGAGTCTCGGCGCTACTGGGAACGCGTTTAGTGTCTGGGCTGAAATCCCGATTACTGGTTGGTCGTCTAACGTACAATCGTCCAGCGATACCGATACTCGTGTAGTAGCCTTTGCAGCGGTTAGCGTCACTGCCACGGTTACTAGTTCGTATTCAGATCTTTCCTGGACAACGGTAAATAACGACACCCACGGGGCTTATAGCTCGCCTACGTACACGATACCGGTGACTGGGTATTACGATTTTTCAGGACAAGTATTCGTCAGCGCTACTACGATTGCTGCCGGGAATAACTTTACGATAGGAATTCTTAACAGTACTTCCAGTACTACTCTTCGAGAAACTGAGTACGTCTACGAAGGTACGAATACGACTAACCAGGCAATCCAGTTCAACTACAAATCAATCCTATTGAATGCCGGGACTGCCATTAAGATGCAGATCAAGTCCAACACGACTTCTCCGGTAATCACGGCTAGTTCAACGGAGAACTTCTGGTCTATCAGTCGGATCTCTGGTCCTTCGGTGATTGCCGCGACTGAGTCAGTAAATGCCCGGTACTTCTCATCTACTACTACGATTACAAGCTCCTTGGCCAATATAACCTATGCAACCAAGGATTTCGACTCGCACAATGCCATGTCGGGAGCGACCTATACTATCCCAGTTTCTGGCAAATACCAAGTAAACGCTAGCATTCTCATGACGGCTACTACTACCGCGGCTAACAACTTGATTCAATTACAAATAAATAAGAATGGATCTGCATATTCTGGTCCAAATGAGCTGTACTTTACTAGTTCTACTAGTAAACCAATGACTTTGGTATTGGCTGATATAATCAACTGCAGTGCAGGCGATACGATTACGGTCCAGGCATCTAATGCGGGCACGACGCCGAGTATTTCTTCAAGCAATTCAGCTAATTACTTCTCAATCTCTAGGGCGGGAAATTAAATGCGGGTAAACAATAAACAAATCGCCACAGCAGTTCCTTTAAATGCGAGTTATAACTCTCCATACCAGCCTCTTAAGTATATTTATATGTACTCGATTGCGGCTAACATCTCTGGCACGCCGAACGGTGTAATCAAACTCCAGGCATCTAACGATCCGGAGACTAACGACACCCAAACCAACAGTGCTACGAACCTTCCTCCGTCTGTAATACCGACGAACTGGATCGATATCGTTAACTCCCCGTTTACGGTAAATACCCTGAACGGAAGCGTTATGTGGAACGTCGATTTTGTCGGTTATAATTATGTACGCGTTGTATACACGGATGCTTCTGGCGGTACCAGTACTGCCACAATGAATCTAGTATATAACGGCAAGGGAGACTAGTGACTCAGTATGTAGACATCCCAGGATTCGGCGATGCTCATTGGAGATCGCCCGTAGTTCTTACCAGCCAGCTCCCGGTTGCTGGTAACAACATTGGTGACGTACGCCTTGCTGAAGACACCAATACGCTCTACGTTTGGAATGGGACGTCATGGATAGCCGTTGCTACCCCTGGTGCTGCGATTGCAATAGACGGGCTTATAGGCGACGTAACGGCTACTGGACCGGGCGTCGTGATCGCAACGCTTACTGCCACAACTAACAGCACTCTTACGACGCTTCTAGGCCTTGTATCTGCGCCTAATCTAGTCGTGTCTGGCTCTCAAGTAACCGGATTTACTCAGGGAAGTGTGTTGTTTGCCGGTTCTTCTGGTCAAATCACCCAAGACAATGCGTTTTTCTTTTGGGACGACACAAACCACACCCTTAATCTTACTTCTACTACTGCTCCGCAACTCCAATTGACTTATGATGCAACCCATTACTCGACTTTTAACGCGACATCGACGAATGGATTGACAATCGCTCCAACTACCAATCCGACCGGGGCGCTCTCTGGCGCTCTTTCGTTGTCAGGTGCGACAGGATATTCACCCATTACGGTTGGTGGGGGTAATGGTGGTACTGCCACTCTTAGTGGCGGTGCTGGTGGAGTTGGAACTGCTGGAACAGTTGGCGGTGCAGTTACAGTTACTGGCGGTTCTGCAGCAGCGGTTACTGGAAGTGCTGGAGGCACAGCTACAGTTTCTGGTGGAGATGGGACTGTCACGGGTTCTGGCGGATCTGGTGGAAATTTACGTTTATCGGGCGGAAATGCGAACGGCGATAATACCGTTAATCGTACTGGTGGTACAGTCGTAGTAACTGCTGGAACATCTTATGGGAATACTGCTGGTGGATTAATAAGTCTAACTGCAGGAACTGGCGGTGGCGGGATTACTAGTACTGCAGGCAACGGCGGTGCTATAAATATTACATCTGGCACGGGCGGAACGAATAGTACTACCGGCGGCTCTGGTGGAGCGATGACGTTGACTCCTGGCACGGCGGGTATTGGCGGAACTGCTAGCGGTGCTGGCGGCCTTTTAACATTAAATGGCGGACCTGCAGCTGCTGCGGCCGTTTCAAATGGTGGTGGTGTAACAGTACGAGCTGCCGACGGTTCTACTATTGGTTCAGGAGGAAATGGCGGGAGTCTGGTTCTTGCTGCAGGAAATGCTCAAGGCGATGCAACTGTAAACCGTAATGCCGGAACTGTTACTATAACAGGCGGTACTGCAATTGGTGGGGGAGGGGTCGGTTCTATTACCGCAACTGCAGGCGTTGGCGGTGTTGGTTCTGGAACAGCAGGTGTAATTGGCGGAACTGTCACAATTACTGCCGGGATTGGTGGAGCTGGTTCAGCCACTTCTGCAGCAGGTGGAGGTCTAACTCTTAAAGGCGGTGCTGGTGGTGCTGGTGTGGCTGGAGGTAATGGTGGCGGCGCTACATTACAGGCCGGTCCTGGTGGAGCCGGCTCATCTACTGGCGGTAGTGGTGGGTTGGCCTCGGTCCTAGGCGGCGCGGCGTCTGCTGTTTCTGGAGCAAACGGCGGAAACGTCAATATCACAGGCGGTACTTCTGCAGCAGTTGCAACTTCAAACGGCGGCAACGTTGCTATTGCTGGAGGAGTAGCCTCGACTACTGGTTCAGGCGGAGCTGGAGGTCCAGTAACAATCAACGGAGCTAATGCTGGTGGAGACAATACAGTAAACAATACTGGCGGTAGCGTTACTGTAGTAGCTGGCAGTAGTAAAGGCAGTTCTGCTGGCGGTAATATATCTGGAACTGCAGGCGTAGGTGGTATTGGAACTGGAACTGCTGGCGCCAATGGTGGAGCTATAACTTGGACTTCTGGAGCAGGTGGTGCTGGTAGCGCAACTGGAGGCATAGGCGGTGCAACTACGCTGGCTTCTGGTGCTGGTGGAGCAAGTGTTACTGGTGGAGTGGGAGGCGGCACAGCTATCTCTTCTGGAGTTGGTGGTGCTGGTACTACTACTTCTGGTAACGGCGGGGCCACAACAATTAATTCTGGCGCTGGTGGTGCGGGAGCAGCCGGAGGCAATGGTGGCGCATCTTCTCTTACTTCTGGTACTGGTGGAGTTGGAACTGTATCTTCAGGCAATGGTGGTGCATCAACAATCTCTTCTGGTGCAGGTGGAACATCCTCAGTTACTAATGGCGGTGCTGGTGGTTTAACTACTATTAGCGGAGCTAACGGCGGATCTGCCACGGTTACTGGTACCGGCGGTGCTGGCGGTGGCACTACTATAAATGCCGGTACCGGCGGGGCCGCTACTTCTGGTACAGGCGGTACAGCCGGTGCTATAACCATCACGGCAGGTGCAGGCGGGGCAGGAACTAGCGCCACCGGTGTTACAGGCGGTTCTGTAACTGTTGCGGCTGGGACTGGCGGAGCGGGCGCTACTACAGGCGGTTCTGGCGGACAATTACTATTAAAAGCTGGGGCGGCAAGCGGATCTGCTGCTGCCGGAGTTGGTGGAGTAATTACTTTCCAAACGGCAGCGACTACTGCTGTTGCTACTCGTGGTACTGTAACGGCTGCCGGTAATTGGGGATTCGGGAATAATACTTCTCCAACTTATTTGGTTGATGTTCTTGGCGGTAACGTAGGTGTTGCGACTGCAGGTCAGGGATACAGGACAAAAGAGGGCGCTAATGCGAAACAAGGAACAGCGACCTTGGTTGCTGGTACAGTCACCGTAGCTAATACTAGCGTAACTGCTACTAGCCGTATATTCCTTACCAATAACGCCAGTGCAGGCACTCCAGGATTTATTTATATTTCAGCCAGGACTGCAGGGACTAGTTTTACGATTACTTCGAGTTCGAATACTGATACGTCTGTAATAGCGTACGAGATATTCGAACCATACTAATGAGGGATTTATGCCAGGAGTAGCTTTTACATCAACACAATCAAGCGGGGTCACCACGACTTTTGTGACCATCCTAGATATTAGGTGGCAACCAGGCAAGGCTGCTGACGTACAACTAGGATATTTCGTTGACGAGACTACGTTTAACAATGGCGGGTTGCCCATTACAACACAGTACGTCCCGCTCGATATAACCCAGATAACACCTACCGGGAATATACCGGCTCAAATAACCGCGCAATTAATCGCTAACGGGGCTCCCTTACAGGGCGGCACCCCAGTTAGTTAGAAACTAATTTACCCGCCCTTGAGGCGATTAAGGAATATATGAATACCGAGAGACAGAGTGTGATAAATGGACTTAATAGTGATTCTTGCAAGATACTGACTGCAGGGATTTACTCTATTACGACCAGAAGCGATTTGAACGAGCCCTCAGGCATCGTGGTGACTATAACCCAGTCTGGCAGTGCTAGCAGTACGTTCACGTCGCTACCTACTTCTGCGCAATCGGCACACCAAGAAGTTACCGGTCAGTTTAATTGTGCTGCAGGTGATACTATCACGGTAGCGGTTACCTCTAGTGCATCTGCGGATCAGCCGCCTAGCCTTGTAAAAACAACTATTTGCCTACGACCAGGAGTCTAAAATGGCAACTATTATTATCCCGAATTTCTTGACTGAAAAAGTCGTAAACGGACTGAATACGTACCAGTATACTATCCAAACTGCTGGTGTCCATGTAGCAAAGATCCGGACGGCTCATCCCTCTAGTTCCGGTATGACGATTACTATCAGCCAGAACGGGACTCCACGAGCTACTACGACGGCTACTGACGTTTTGACTCCTGGCGGACAGACGTCTAGTTACCTCGCAACGAGTATTAACTGCGCAGTGAACGATGTAATCACTTGGACTATATCCTCGTCTAACGTAAACGACCAGCAACTAAACACGGTGAAATCAACTCTAAACCTACACATGGGCTACGGCAACTAGCCATGGATGACCGGGTAGAGGGCAAGCTAGATAAGATAGCGATTCATATAGGAAATATAGACGTAACACTTGCTAGACAAGAGATTACGCTTGCTGAGCATGTCCGACGTACCGATGCCCTGGAGAAGAAATTAGAGCCGATTGAAAAGCATGTAACTATATTCCAGGGAATCATGAAGTTCATAGCAGCTATAGGCACTATTATAGGCGTTGTCCACGGATTCCTTAAGTTTAAGGGATTATGAAATTCCTGAGAGAACTCCTAAGCGATAGCGGAAGTATCTCGGCGGTTAGGACCATGAGTCTTATCTGCTGCTTATCTGCTGTTTGGATCGCGTTGGCTGGTATTTCTAAGTCCGTTCCTGACTATCAGGGGATTAGCCTATTATGCGGTACGTTCCTAAGTGCGGGTTTTGCAGGTAAAGTCATCCAGAAAAACATCGAAGTCAAATCGACTAAAGATTAGCCTTTCTTGAACTCTTCGATTGCGGCGAGTGCTTCATATGCGCCCGCGCGCTCGGCGATAACACAATCTTCTTCTCCACATGCGTGAAGCGCCCGCTCCAACTTTTCAATCAACTCATTCGCGGCAGTGAGTCTGGTTTTGATTGTTTCGACAATTTCCATTGCGAGTTTTGTTTCGGCCCTTGAGCCTGCCGCCTGAGCATTCGCCTGCTGGAGTTCGGCTTCTGCGAAAGCGCAGTCAGCAGCCAGCTTCGCGTTAGCCGTCTCAATCTCAGCCCTTGTGTGAGCCCAATCGGCGCCGGCTTTGAATGACTCGTTGCAGTCACCCATATTCGGTTCATATGGCCATAAAGCCTCAGCAGCCTCATCCCGCTCCTGCTCGAAGGTCTTGGGGGTCATTTGAGATCTCCAGCTCGGGCCATGTCATTTGTTATGCCCGCCGTGTTTAGTTGTTGCTCACGCTTCTTTGCGAGATCCAGAGTCTCTTGCTTGTTTAAGCGGAGATTCCTAAATAAATCCTTCTGTGATCTACCAACGCCGCATCTTCCACATCGCTCCAGCGGAGTCCAACCCCATGGGCCGAATTCCAACCAAGCGAATTGCCAACGATGACAGCCCAGCCAGCACCACATCACTTCTCTCCTTCAATTCGAGCAACCACCGCCTCGAGTGCGGTGAGGGCCTTTCGTGCAATACCGCCATATGGATCTGGCCCTAAGTCATCGTTAGATGCGTAAAATTCAGCCGCAGAAACACACTCCACCAAAGCGTCAATCAGCGGGCGAATGCGGGCGTGCTCGTCTTGCATACCATTAGTATGTGTACGGCGAAATTCCTCGGGCAAAAACGCGCTATAAGTTTTGTGCTTAAACTCCGCAGCCTTGCGTATCCGGGTGGCGAGGGTCATACAGATTCCTCGTATACTGAGCCTACGAACATACAGAGTCCTCCTATTACTAAACTGCCTAACTGGTCTTCTCCAGTCAAAAGCAAAATCCCAAGAAACAGACCTATATTTATCCAGCCCATGAATATGCATGCTCTGCAAAGGATTCCCATACTCATCTAAAACCCCTGATGGATGTTGTATATGGGCGAAACGATCGAGTTCTCACCTGAGACTGCATCATTAATGGCGATTTGACTTCCATCTGGCATGAATACTGGTCCGCCAGACATTCCAGGAATCAAGACTCCCTTGACTGCCCACATAAAATTGTCTGGATAGAGGTAGTTCAGGACGCTGCAATGAAGTGCACCACCCATAGGGTAACCACAAGCCACGAGGTCCGTTGTGCGGTTCCTAAGTGCAGTCAACTCAGCCACATTATCGATTATTTTGAATTTCTTGTAAATCGAGAAGTTCCCTTTCAATACGGCCTGGTCGAGTTGAGGCGAGAAGTAATTAACTTTGCCAAATGTATTTCTGGCAACTCCGTCATCTGCGCGCACTTCTATGGGTGCTGCGCTAAGTGCAGGTCCTTCAAAGGTTTGCCTAATCACGCAGTGGCCAGCCGTAATGACGGTTGTGTCATCTACTACGGAGCCTGAGCAGTAAGTCCTGCCTTCCTCGGTGACGAGTCTCACGACTCCGTCTAGTAACGTAGGACGTGGTGCAGCAACGCTTCGCTGCCGGTAACCGACCCGGTATGCAATATAAGTTACATCGACTAGGAGGAGCCCCAGTACTACGAACAATACGATGTGTTTCAGAGACTTCTTCATTAACTACTCCTGACAGTAAGAGGGAACTGGTCTATGCCTGATTGCATAGCCATGAATTTATTGAAAGTCGGTTTTGAACTCCTGATCATCCAGGGCTCGGATACGTTATACAAGGTTTGCCCCGTGCAAACACATCCATCAGAATCTTCGTTATAGTTTCCGACGTGGAAAAGGATGTTCGTATGCCCAGGAACATTAGTTATCTCAAACGTCGTAAACGGAGCAGTCATGTGCGCGAGTTGGTGCTGACCGCGAACGCAGGTATAAACTCCATCGATTAGTTTCGGCTTGTAGGTACCGTCTGGTTGGAGGTATGCATGCTCAATGGTGATAGCGACTTCATTGTTAGCCTCGTCGGCTAATCGACTGAAAATCCCATCTGGTCTAAATGCAGTTCTCGTCAAGATTAGGTTCATATCTCCAGCTTTATCGGCGTTACACCGTAGTACTCTTTAATCACCCTACACTCTTCGTTGAAATGTTTCAAGCAAAATCTGTGACTTCGATCTTTTATTAGGATTACCTTTGCCGACTCTTTGCCTGGGTATTTCCGCACTGCCCTACCAACTGCCTGTAAAATCCGGCTCTTAGCCTTTCCCAGTCCCGCAAGTATCACGAACTCACAGGCTCTTGTGTCAACACCTTCACCGATAATCCCTTCGGTACCTATTAGAACTTTTACTTCGCCGGTGTTGAACTTCTCGATCAGTTGGCGACTTTCATCGTCTGCACCGCTAACGAACGAGATGGGCTTGAGATTGTTGCCGTGGGCAACCTCCTTCACCAGGCATAGGGTGGATTTTCGATCTAGAGCGAGAGAGAACAACAAATTCCTTATCATACTATTCCTGCCCGCATTGTTCACTACTAACTCCTTGTATACTTGGTGCCAGGTAACTGCATCGATTCCCTTGGTTTTAGGGATTTCTAGGTAATATGCTTCTACTGGCACTATGTATCCCCGCTTGACTGCGTCCTTGTAGGATAGTTCAAAGATTACCTGTCCTGCAATCCCCTCAAACAGCAGAGTTTCCTCAGAATCATTGCGGAACGGTGTTGCGGTGAGCATAAAGCGGTAGTAAATCCCGGTCCAGGCAGTCTTATTGAGCTTTTGGTAGGTCCTGGCAGCTACGTGGTGAGCCTCATCTATGATCAGGCAGTCGAAGTCTGTCATGGTCTTGAGGTCTGGAGAATCTATGTTCCTGACGGTTACTTTATGATTGGCTCCTAAAACCTCTAATAGGCTCATAGCGAGTTGCTGGCGTATCTCTAGGCTCGGCACTACTACCAAGGTCTTTACGTTGAGCCTTAAGGCTATTAATGCGATTACGAGGCTCTTGCCGGTACCCGTGGGCATAGATATAATCCCTCGGTGCTCTGATAAAGCATTGTTCACAGCTTTTAGTTGATCTGGATAGGGCTCTTTTTTGTACATACGCCCCATTCGAATATCTGCTGAAGGAGCGATTCTAGTATACTGGATGATGACTCCTGGGAATAATGTCCAAACTCTTAATAAAAGACCTGTAGGAAATTCCCCTTTTTTTGATAAAAGGCTCTTTTTCTTAGGGCCAAAACCTCCATAGTACTGAGAATCCTTGCCAACGGTATAGCTCAAGGCCTCTCTTAGCTCCTTGTCCTGCTTAGGAGACAGCCCGGTGATCTTTGAATAAGAGTTTCCTACGGCGATCTTAATCATGGAAACATCGAGAACAGAAGGATTGCTGCGTTAAGGGCTACCCAACCTATAAGCAAGGTAACCATGGCAAAAGCGATTAAATCTAGGGTTAATTTCATTTAGTGACCTCACATCCTGATTTGACATTAAACGAACAAGAATAGCCTGTAGTGAGGCGCGGATAAAACCCAGGCGTCCACTCATATAACAGGTCTGAGTTCCCTCTGGGAGCGTATAAAGCGTTATTAACGCATACTCCCGCCTCGCCTGGACAGAGTTCCTTAATGTAGACGTCATCTGGGGCTGTTCGGGGCTTCTTGTAGCATACGTACGTCGTATTTCCCTTGTAATACACCGCTACGCCTCCTAGCCGGCACTCGCTAGTAAACCCTTTCCTGGGAGGATCGACGTGTGAGTATAGCGGGAGTCCGCTAGGGCCTATTTCCTGAGCTGTAGCTGCTGGAGCCCTGGTGCAGCCTATCAGCCCCATAAAAAAGGCTAGGTAAACAATGGTTACTACTGTGAACACACATAAGAGATACTTATCTTCGGTAGTAGGTTTCTTAATGGGCATATTCGCCTCCTAGTTCACAGTAGTGGGGTTCTGGCCCGAAGTCAACTATTTTCTCTAAATGATACTTTTTCCTTGACATGCTTAAATTTTGGCCTAAGAATCAATACATCTAGTTATCTTTTTTTCTTGGTTTTTTTCGTTTCAAGTTTACTTCTTGCTTCTAGTTAACTAACAGTTAGTACCTAGCTTCTAAGGCCTGACTTTAGCCTCTACTTTAACTATAGCATGCCTTATCAATATAATACACGAGATAATTACTTAATTATTCCGTTAAATAAATCCTTGCATTAAGAGAATAACTATGAGACTCTAGTTATGCAACGTGGTCATACTCAAATCGTAGGCTCCTGGCTAGACTCCTCCCTCCTACCTAGCCAGGAGCCTATTTCTAGGAGGAAGTTTTGGGCATAGAAGTTCGCGACGATACGATTTATTTATCCGGTGACATCGACGAAGAGTCTTACAGTGCTTTCGATATTGCGCTGAGTGAGATTGAAGAATCGGCCGAGATAGACAATGTGATTCTCAAGATAATATCTTTCGGAGGGGATGCTTATTCAGCCCTTGCATTTTTTGACCGTATAAAAAGATCTCCGCTAAACGTCCGCACACACGGTGACGGCATGGTAGCTAGTGCGGCCACCCTTATCTTAGCTGCTGGGTCTACTAGAAGCATGGCTAAGAATGCGTGGCTTATGGTGCACGAGGACACGGCGGGCGCTACCCAGAATATGAAAGTAAGCCCAGTAGAGCGAGTAGCTGCCCATGCTAGGAGAGTAGAAAACCAATGGGCCGGGATTTTAGCAGACGTAACTAAAACAAAGTTCTCCGAGTGGGTACGTCTTCACAAAGAGGAGACGCACTTAACTGCAGCCGAGTGCCTTGAACTCGGAATCATAGACGAGGTAATCCAGTGACCATGCTGACAAAAACCGAGATAGTAATCATCTCTGCTGGCCTTGTAGTAGCCTTTGCGTTTGGGCGGTACTCTGCTGAACAGATTAGCACCAAGACTGCCAGCACTCAAGTAACCGATACGAAACAAAACCAAACGATCAGTGACAAAAAGAAGGTCACTACTACAGAGACTAAGAAACCAGATGGGACGTCGCAGACGGTAACCCAGGTAGACGAGGATGTAGAGACTACTATTGCCACCAAAACAGACGAGACTTCTAAGTCCACGGTGTCTTCGGTGCCTGCAGCAAGGTCTAAAACGAATATCAGCATTCTCGGTGCAAATGATTTCAGCAGAGGATTGCTTATCCCGACGTATGGGATTTCAGTAAACCGAGAAGTCTTAGGCCCGGTAACGGTGGGTGCATTTGGCCTCATGAACGGAACGATCGGTGTATCCGTAGGAGTAAATTTCTAATGAAAAATACATTCGAAACTCTTTGCAAAGAACTCGAAGCGGAAATCGAGCAGTCCTACACAGAAGGTATTACAGCAGACCATGCCGAGAAGCTAGCAGGCCGGTTCCTACACGCCCAAATGAAAGTCTCAAACGAACTCCGGAATGCCGACCTGGACAGCAGGATGCGCAAGTCCGGAGTAAAAGCAGTCCGGGCCGCGATCTATCTAGATGCTGCTACTAAGGATGCCAAGAAACCAAGCGACGTTATGTTAGATGCTATTGTAAACTCCAATGAGCTAGTATCTGGCGAGCAGAAAGCTTATGATCAGGCAGAGGCATTAAGAGATGAGCTGGAGAGATATTTTAATATTTTTAAGGAAGCGCATCTTCATTTCAGAAATATAGCAAAAGGACGCTTCGGTGACTAAGGATTTCTCGTCTAGATTCTGGGCTAAAGTTGAAATCATTCCTACGTATCCATGCTGGGAATGGACAGCAACAAAACGAGACGGCTATGGCCAAATAAGCAAAGACGGAAAGATGCATAATGCTCATAGAATCAGCTATGAGATGCACGTCGGCCCTGTCACTAAAAATATGCAAGTATGCCACACTTGTGATAATCGAGGTTGCGTAAATCCTCATCATTTGTTTTTGGGAACAAAAGACGATAATTTGAGAGATATGATAAAGAAAGGAAGACATAGTTCAGCAAAGGGGGAGACTCAACATTTGTCCAAACTTACAAATCTGATGGTGCTTGAGATAAGAAAATTAGCAGCAGCCGGCATTCCTCGCAAAGTTATAGCAACAACTTATGACATAACTAAAGAGAATGTAGGATATATAGTAACTAGAAAAACCTGGAAGCACATCTAATGGCTAAGTACAACCTCGGCAAGATCGTAGACAGCGCCCAAAAGCTCTATAACAAAACACCTAACAAGCTCAACAATGTAGGTCTTGGTTCTAAGCTCCGAGGACTTGCAGACTCAGACTTCCTAGTAATGCCTGAATGGTGGCAAAGAGGGACTAACACCAAGGGCCTTCCATTCGGTAAAATCGTTATGATAGCAGGCGACTCAGATTCAGGTAAGACGAGTTGCGCAATCGCAGCAATGAAGGCTGCGCAACAGCAAGAAATAGCGGTATTATATGTTGAAACGGAAGGCAAAACAACTACGCAAGACCTTGTATCGTGGGGAGTTGACGCGGATCAAGTCATGCTTGTCCAAGAGAGTATCGCAGAGCGAGCTTTTGAGGCAATGTTTGCTCTCTGGGACTCATTCTTTAAAACTTATGAAAAAGGTAGGCTTCTCGTCATATTTGACTCTCTTGGAAATGTGGTATCTCAGCGAGACTCAGAGATTGATCTTACGTCGCAGAGCCAAAAGCCGGGCGGTAAAGGGCAAATAAACCGTCTGGGCCTCAATAAACTCATCGCTAAGCGAGACGAGTCTGACGTTGCAGTGCTTATAATCAACTACACCTACGACAACATTGGCTCTCCAGGCAAGACTAATGCTGGCGGTAAGGCTGTGAACTTCTTCTCGACGCTTACGTACCAGACTAGCAGAAAACAATGGTTGGAAAAAACCGTAAAGGGTGTTAAGGTAAGGACAGGAGCAAGAGTCCAGTGGAAGTTGTTCAAGAACCACATCGACAAGTCCAATCCAGGACCTAAGATGATAGAGCTTGACATAACCGCGGCAGGAATAGAACTAGTAGGAGATACTAATGAAGAAGAAACCTAGTCCCGTTGCAGTGCTGATTTCTGATGTGCACTATAACGTACACACTCTGCCAATAGCAGATGCTGCCCTTCGACAGGCGATCACTAAAGCAAATGAGCTGGAAGTCCCGATAGTAGTGGCAGGCGACCTGCACGATACGAAGGCCAACTTACGTGCTGAGTGCGTAAATGCGATGATTGAAACGTTCAAGACTTGCGATCTCCGAGCTACGGTAATAGTAGGCAACCACGACAAGATCAACGAAAAATCCCAGGAACATTCTCTTAATTTCATGGAAGAATATGTAAATTTTATTGTGAATAAGCCGCAGAAATTTTCCGTCGAACTAGACACGGGGGAGTTTGATTTAGGATACTGTGTTCCATACTACTCAGACGCTGAAGAACTGCGCGCCTACCTAAAAACTGTTCCTGCTGGCTCTAGACTTATAATGCACCAGGGCCTCCAAGGATCTAATAGCGGAGAGTACATCCAGGACAAGTCCGCGATCAACCACGAAGACGTAGCAAATTTCCGAGTCATCTCAGGCCATTATCATACACGTCAGGACATTAGGACAGGCCGTCCTCAGAAAGGACATGTAGGGCTGTGGAGCTATATAGGCAATCCCTACACACTGAACTTCGCAGAAGCAAACGATCCTGAAAAAGGATTCCAAGTCCTGTATTCCGACGGCAGTCTTGAATTCGTTCCGACAAACCTTAGGAAGCACGTAATCTGGAATGAATATGTAGGCGAGAATCGAGATCAGCCTTCTGTAGGACCAGATGATATTTGGTGGATTAAGATGCACGGCACCAGAGAGCAGTTGGCAGGATTCACTAAGGATAAGGTGCCCACCAATAAACCATTCAAGCTAACTCTAGAATATCTAGATTCTAATGTGAACTCGAATGAAGTCAAAACTAGCCAAACCCAGACAGAAATACTCGACAGTCTCATAGAATCTTTGACAAACACATCTCCAGAATGTAAGACTAGGCTAAAAGAAACCTGGAGAGGCCTACGATGAGAATCTTAAACGTAAAGCTAGGAAATTTTGGTAGTTATCCATCTCTCGGTTTTGACTTCCAGAATCATGGGCTTACTCTGATCCAAGGCGCGACCGGCTCGGGGAAGTCCACGCTGTGCGACGCGGTACCGTGGATCTTGTTCGGACGCACAGCCAAGGGTGGAGCAGTAAACGAAGTAATAGGCTGGAATGGAAGCGGCGAGACAACAGGAATTGCAGAGATCGAAGTAAAAGGAGAGAGAATCTCGGTGTACAGGCAGCGAGGAAAAGTAAATGATTTTTACTTCTCGAAAGATAGCAACCCAAGCCCCATACGCGGTAAAGACTTAGCAGATACACAGAAACTCCTAAACAGCCTCCTGGGCATAGACGCAGAGCTTTACCTATCCGGTGCTTACTTCCACGAGTTCAGCCAAACTGCGCAGTTCTTCACTACTACGGCTAAGAATCGCAGGACTATCTGCGAGCAAATCGTGGACCTGTCTTTAGCCAAAACATTGCAAATGAACACGGCTACCAATATTAAGGTTCTTAAGGACCAACTATCTTATATGGAGGGAGAAATACAAACTCTTAGGTCAAACGTATCATTACTGTATCGTCTACAGGAAACTGAGAACGGTAAACACACTGCTTGGGAGGTCAATCACGCCTCAACAAAGCACCGAATAGCTACCAATCTAAAGCGCTTCGAAGAAGATCGAAAAAAGATCATTACTAATAAATGCTCATCCTGTGGGACTGTTCTAGCCGAACCTAGGGAAATAACTAATACAGCAGCCAATCCTTATCTTTCACAACTAGAGATACTAGAGTCCGAAACAAACCCACACACCGGCTCGGTAAAAAGTTTCTTAGAGGAGATTGACTCGAAGCAGCATGAGACGGAATATTTGGAACTAAGAAAATCCTTTATAGTAAAAGATATAACAGACTTGGGTTTGTTAGTAGATGTCTTAGCAGAGTTCCGAGGTCTCCTTATCAAGAACACAGTCCAGGACTTAGAGACTAATACAAACAAATTCTTAACCAACCACTTCGATGCAGAAATCACCATAGCGCTCAATATAGTAGATGCTGACAAACTAGAGGTCTCAGTCCAAAAAGATGGAAATGAGTGTGTTTACTCACAGTTATCTAAAGGCCAGCGCCAACTACTCAAACTCTGTTTCGGTGTATCTGTCATGCAAGCCGTAGAGAATCACCATGGAGTTAAATTCGCACAGATCTTCCTTGACGAGGCATTAGACGGCTGTGACGATCAGATTAAGTTAAAGGCATTACAGCTCCTTAGGACTATCTCGCTACAGTACGAATCAGTATTTATCATAGAGCACTCTAGTGAGTTTAAGGCCCAAATGGAGAACCAATACAAAGTAGAACTAGTCAACGGGGAGTCTCAGATTGCGCACATGTAAAAAAGGCCATAAGTACAACTTAGAATACGACTTCAATGGCCGTAAAAAAGGGTGCCCTGAATGCTCTAAAATCCGATCGGCAGAATATCACAAAAGACGTAAACAAGCAGCAGATTTTTTGGAAAGGCATCGAGACACACAGGCTAAGCATTATAAAGCTAAAGGGAATACTGAAGATGCCAGGTTAATGCAAAGAGGCAACAGGTTAAAGACTCGATATTGGCCGCATCTCACAGGTTTGGAAGCCTTACGAGAGTATGAGAAAATGCTTGCAGAACAGGAATATTGCTGTAAGATATGTGAAGTACATCAAGACCAATATGATACCGCCTTTCATGTAGACCATTGTCACACTACAGAAAGGGTTAGAGGCTTACTATGCGGGGTCTGTAACAGGTACATAGTAGGGGGTATTGATATACGAGCTAAAGCGAGCAAGGTTCACATTTCTAAGTTCACCCTGGTGAACAACGTACTTAAGTATTTTATTGAGACCGATCCAGAGTATATAAAATATGATAAAATGCGAGAGGATGAGAAGAAATGACTAAACTATTGTTGCGGTTGAAATACCTGTTTGATACCCTGGCTAAAAGAACATGTGAGCATACGTGGCAAACATTCTCGTATATGAGTAGTAATCATTCACCAACGCATTTGGTTTGTCCCAAATGTGGATCCGCGAGAAGTATATGAATTATAGCAGGATACTTTGTATTAGTGACCAGCACATGCCATATCACCACCCAGACATGTTTCGGTTCCTCGCAGCAGTAAAACGTAAATACAAGCCCACATTCGTCCTTAACGGAGGAGATGAGGTAGACGCGCACGCACTTAGCTTCCATGATTCCGATAGTGACCTGCCGTCCGCCGGAGATGAGCTTGTACGAGCAACTAAATACATAAAACAATTAGAAAAATTATTCCCAAGCATGACGATTATAGACTCCAACCACGGCAGCCTAGCCCTGCGTCGCATGAAACACCATGGCGTGCCTATTAAGTATCTGGCAACCAACCATCAAATCTATGGCGTATCGACTAAGTGGCAGTGGGTTAATGACTTAACCATTAAGATCCCTAATGGAGACACGGTGTATTTCTGTCATGGCATGGTGAAAAATGGAATTAAGTTAGCAGCCCAGCGCGGAACATGCGTAGTGCAGTTTCATTATCATACAGAATTCCGTATAGATTATATTGGAAATCCAAATTCTCTGCTATGGTCAATGCAGTCAGGATGCTTAATAGACCGGAAATCTCTGGCATTTGCGTATGATAAGCTCAATTTGAACCGTCCTATTATAGGAACAACAATGATTATCAATAGTAAGCCGCTATTGATCCCTATGAAGCTGGACAAATCAGGGCGCTGGACCGGCAAGCTCTAGTATGCTATAGTCTATGAATGGGACTAGCAACGATCTTCGTTTCAGTCAGTATCCAGTTCGGCCTTCCTCCAGGGCTACTTAGCTCTCTCTGCTACGTCGAGTCTAAGCACAACGTAGCTGCGATCCACCACGACGACGGAGGTACGAACAGCGTGGGAGTATGCCAAATCAAGCTAAAGACTGCGAAGTGGCTAGGGTTTAGGGGCACAGAAAAACAACTAATGGACCCCAGCATAAATATATACTATGCAGGAAAGTACCTAGCCAAACAACTCCATAGATACACCTCAATACAAAAGGCAGTAATCGCGTACAACATCGGCAATGCAAAAAACTTGACAACGAGCAAGTACCAAGCTAAGGTATTTAAAAGGTGGGAACTAGTGAAAATCTCTCTGGCGGATCTGAAAAAGGCGATTACCGAGATCGAGAAGCTCTCTCACGATACGCACGTCAACATCCAGCTAATAGACAACATGAGTATCGGCTTTAAAGATAAATACGCAGCTCAAGTAGAGATCACTTTGTACGAAGACTCTCGCATGCTTCCTAAGATCAGAAAGGACACGATTCTATGACCTTGCCAACTGACTCCAAAGAGCGAAAAGAATACCCATTGTTCCGGGGCGTGCTTCGATACTTTCCGGCTGCTTTGGCTGGCATTGCAAGAATATCTAAGATAGGTAATGACAAACACAATCCTGGTCAAGAACTCCACCACGACAGGAATAAATCCCTAGACCACGGCGATTGTATTCTCAGACACTTGGTGGATACGGAGGATTTACTCGCGGCTCTAGACAGAGGCGAGTTAAGCAGAGAACGTGCCGACGCCGTTTTGAGTGAAGCAAATCAACTTGCATGGCGCGCACTCGCATTCTCTCAAGAATTGCATGAAAGGTTCGGTGCTCCGCTAGCACCAGGGGCCAAGAAATGAAAGTAATAGATACCGAGTCAACTATTTTTTTTGACGTGGACGACACGCTTGTCATGTGGAACCAAGGTCCTGGATTGCTATAAGTCAAAGATCCCCACTATAGTGGGACTTACCAGTTGACTCCGCACAACGGACATATTAAGATCTTGAAAGACCGCAAGGCGCGAGGTTCGTTCATTGTTGTATGGAGCGCAGGAGGATATGCTTGGGCAAACGCAGTAGTGAAAGCCCTAGGTCTTGAAGAGTACGTCGATCTAGTCATGACCAAGCCTCACGCGTATGTTGACGACAAGCAAGCCGCGGAGATAATGGGTGAGAGGATTTACTTGCCTTACGGGAGTGGCTATGGAGAGTAATATGAAAACACAGAGAGCATTGGTTAAGTACGTAAACGCAGCTACAGACCTAGCAGAAGCCGTTAAGCGCTGCATCCAATACAACGAATCCGTTATTGACGACGATGTCGTCAAAAAACTCTCTACATTTGCAGCTGCCGCGATGGCAGTCGACGGACTTACAGAAGCATTGATTCAAAAAACCAATAAAATCACTAACTAAGGAGAAAAGATGAGCTTTAAAGACTACAGTTCGCCGCGACCAGACAATTGGGTTAACCTCGGCGGTACTAACAAGCAAGGCAAAAAGAATCCAGGCACCCTGGAAGGATATTACCTAGGCCGTACGGAAGGTCCAAACCAGTTCGACGCGACTAAAACCAAGACAACGTTTATTTTCCAGAACGCAGCGATCGATGGCAAGCCAGTCCAGGGCATCGTGGGCGTTAATGGCTCGGCAAACCTGGTTAACAAGATGAAAGATGCAGAGCTGAACTTTCGAGCACAGGAGGGCAAAGCACCCCTTGGAGTCCGCACTCTTTTGACCTATACTGGTGAACTTAATATCGGTAAAGGTAACACGATGAAAACCTTTACTGCTCAGTTTGACTCAGACGACCAAATCGAAGTAACAGCAGTCGCAACGGCAGACGAGTACGCTCCTGACGAGGACGAAGAAGAGTCTACAGACGGTGCAGACGAAGACGCTTCTCAGGCAGCCGCACTGGCGGCAGCAGAGCGTGCTGCAAAGGTCCAAGAACTCCTTAACCGCAATAAAGGAGCTGTTCGAAAATCTAAATAATTTTATTGAGCAGAGGCGTGGAAGCTGCAGTGTGGACGCGTACACGTCGATGCTGCTGGAGACACGCAGTTAAGACAATAATCGGAGACGAACACGAGGGTAATCGCAGAGCCCCGATGCACTGCTAAGGGCTTAATGTAGGGCTGTAAGGGCCTGAGGAAATCTAAGGGTGTCGAGGCGTGTGGCTAGGACTAAACCACTACCTTAGATTTTCGTGCTGTTGAACCTCAGTACTCTCATGGCCGGAGTCGCGCCCGGCCTGCTCAAACTTTTGGAGGAGTTTTGAAACTATATCGACTAATCGCACCTAAATGGCTAGACTTGCCTGTAATCGAGGGAGAACTCACTAGTGAAGAAGTTTCTAAATATAATTCTCAGGGCTACAATGTATACTATCTCCCTAATCGTCCTAGAGCCTATCAAGCAGGTACTGTGGTTGATGGTAGTCACATCGACGATTTCAACTATTGTTTTGTCGATTACGACTGCAAGACTAACACGTACCCAAGTAAAGATGCGTTCATTGAGGCTATAGCAATCTCGGGTATTACTCCAAGCAGTATAGTAGACTCCGGCCATGGGGTCCATGTGTACTGGAAAGTCTCCAATCTTGATGCAATGAGCTACCTTCGCTTTCAGCGCCGTCTATTGCGACTATTCAACACCGACGATGCAGTCGCTAAGATCTATCAGCTCATGAGAGAGCCGGGCACGGTGAATACTAAGGAAAAAGACGGTTACGTAAACTGCGTAGAATTATACGTAGAAGACGTAATGTATACTGCCGAGGACTTTGATAAGCTCCTGCCTCCCATAACCGTAGAGGATGAACAGTATTGCCAGACTCATCATGACAAGACTTATAACATCAATCAAGACCAGACGCCTATAAGCGATGCTCTTCCCCCAAAGTTCGGTAAGTTCATAGCAGACAATAAAGAAGCAAAAGACCTGTGGGCTGGCGCCTCGGATGATAGGAGCAAGTCCGACTACCGTTTAGGCCATCTAATGTTCGCAAACGGGTTTACTAAGCCCGAGGCTTTATCAGTACTAGTAAACAGTGCAAAAGCGCTCCAAAGGGCTCCTATACATCGCAGGAGCTATGCTAGCAACATAGTAGACAAGATATGGACGTACGAGCTAGAGCCGTCTAAAGACCTAATAGAGCTGTCCAGCAGCGTAGAAGATATATTAAAGCGGTCTGGTGATACCCTAAAAGGTACACCTTTCAGGTGTCATCCTAGGATCGATAACACACAACACGGCTTTAGACTCGGACAGGTAATAGGACTGGTGGCAGGCTCAGGTGTGGGCAAAACCGCGTTTGCTCTGAATATGTTCAGGTGGTTCGCTCAATCGAACCCCGACTATCATCATTTCTTCGTCCCCCTGGAACAACCAGCAAACGAGATTGCAGATCGCTGGCAGACTATGTGCGGCAAGGACACAAGCCTTCACAAAAAGGTCCACGTCATCAGCAATTACGATGAGAATGGAAGTTTCAGGCATTTGTCCTTTGACGAGATAAAAGAGTATATAGTCAAGTTTCAGGAAACTAAGGGCATTAAGATTGGTTGTGTGGTGATAGATCACATCGGAGCTCTTAAGAAAAAAGGCTCAGACGGCGAGAATCAGGACTTAATGACTATATGTCACGAAATGAAAGCCTTTGCAGTCCAGACCAATACGCTCCTGGTCATGCAATCCCAGTCCAGCAGAGAGAAGGCCGGAGTAGGCGATCTAGAACTAAATAAGGACGCAGCCTACGGCACGGTATACTTCGAGAGCTACTGCGATTACCTAATCACCCTATGGCAGCCAGTAAAACGATGTGCGAACGAGGCTGCTTGCCCTACGGTGACTGCATTTAAGTATTGCAAGATCCGGCACAAAAAGGGTAAGCTAGACGTGATCCAGGAAGACGTTCCCTACTTCCTGGCGTTCGATCCAACCACGGAGCTTATGGAAGACATGACGCAGGACCAGAAAACTTCGTTTAATTACTTTCTGCCCAAGGCAACTAATAAGCGAAAGGCTGATCGTAAGACAGAGCTGCTGACATACCAAAGCGTAGCCTATGAGTCCTAGGCTAAAGGTCATCGACAATCTAGAGGATCTGCTTAAACTAAAGGTTTACTTAGAGCCTGCAGACTTCGTTGCGTATGATTGCGAGACTACAGGACTTTCCAAGAGAGATCGGGTAATAGGATTTTCTGTCTGTTCAAACGAGCTAGAAGCATTTTACGTAATACTGGAGTCATGGAACCCTATTACAAGGCAACTAGAGCCTCGACCCTATCTAGAAGAAGCTAAAGAGTTAGTAGCCAGTCTGGTCGGCAAAAAGCTAGTCATGCACAACGGTGTATTCGACTGCATGATGGCCGAGTTTGCCTTGAAAGTCCGGTTAATCGATAGTCTTCACACCGATACGATGATCTTAGCCCACCTACTCAACGAGAACCGCCGAGTAGGTTTGAAAGAGCTGGCCGCTACGATGTTTGGTGAGGATAGCCGAGCAGAGCAAGCTGCCATGAAAGCAAGCGTCGAAAAGAACGGCGGTAAACTAACCAAACTCCATTATGAGATGTATAAGTGCGATTCCTACATAATGGGCCGATACGGTGCGAAAGACGCGCTATTGACCTATAAACTCTTTATGGCACTAATCCCTGAGTTGTATGAGCAGGGCCTTGATTCGTTCTTCTACGAAGAAGAAAGCATGCCCTTACTTCGAGGATCTACCTACGATCTTAACACGGTGGGACTAAATGTCGATATGACAGCTTTGATAACCCTCAAGAAGACCTTAGAAGCTGAGTGTGCGGAGGCTAAGTCCGAGATATTCCACGAAATAACGCCATATGTAAAAGATAAGTACCCTGGCACCAACCACAAGAATACTTTTAATATAGGTGCATCCCAGCAATTATCTTGGCTGCTTTTTGGTATTTATGGGCTAGAATTCGGGGCATTAACAAAGGTAGGAAAATTAGTCTGTAAATCAATGGACTTAAAAGCATATACCTTTGCAGCCAAAAAACATTTTATAGCAGAATGCAATAGAAGAAAGGGCGAAGAGTGGGCTCCTGGCAAAAAGATCCGAGATCCATGGGCCTACATTGCTGCAGATAAAAAAACCCTTCAGAAACTTGCTGATAAATACGTATGGATTCAGAAACTTTTAGATTACCAGCGTAAAACCAAACTCCTCAACACTTACGTCGAGGGAATAGAAACGAGAACACAGTATGGAGTCATACAACCCGGGTATCTTCAGCACGGAACCTCTAGTGGAAGGTATTCCAGTCGAAATCCTAACTTTCAAAACCTTCCAAGAGATGACAAAAGAGTTAAAGCGTGTATTGTGGCAAGACCAGGCAAAGTATTCGTCGGTGCGGATTACTCGCAGCTCGAACCGAGGGTATTCGCTTATTTTAGTAAAGACGCGAGGCTAATCGAAGCTTTTAAGGGCGAAGACGATTTCTACAGTGTGATCGGCATGGAAGTTTACAACAAATCTGATTGTACGCCTCGCAAGGAAGGCTCGCCAGATGCCTTTGGTGTTAAGTACAAGAAACTCCGAGATCTATCAAAAGTGATAGCATTGGCCAGCACGTATGGAGCCACAGCACATCAACTAGCCCCTACTACTGGAAAAAACATAGAAGATACCCAAATGGACATAGATAATTACTTCGAACGATTCCCTGGGGTAGCCGAGATGATGCTTGATGCCCACAAGCAGGCCAAAGATAATGGAGTGGTGTACAGTAAATTCGGCAGACCTCGCAGGATGCCAGACGCCAAGAAGATCAGAAAGTTGTTTGGTGACGTGCCCCACGGAGAGCTACCATATGAGGCTCGAAAACTCCTAAATCTCGCAGTCAACCACAGAATACAAAGTACTGGGGCCAGTATAGTGAACCGAGCGGCAATCCAGTTTTATAAATACGCAGAACAAGCTAATTTAACCGATTGCAAAATAGTATTGCAGGTCCACGACTCCTTGATTGTAGAGTGTCCGGAGAAAGACAAGGAATGGGCCGCGGCTCTTTTAGAGGATGCAATGATAAATACTTGCCAGCTCGAAGGTATTGCATTAGAGGCTATTCCTAAGATCGGAAAAAATCTATCTGAATGCTAAAAAGTGCTTGACAATCGTGTCAAAAGGAGACACGATCAATTATGGGCCGATTCAAGACTACCGAAGAGCGCACAAGAAAGATAATGGCTAAAAAAGAAGCCAGAAAACAACAAAGGAGCCTTCTTGAGAAACTTAGGCAACAAGATAAAGCATCTCTTAGCCCGGATTATGTCCATACTCCCGACCCCACTCCCGGTGGGAGTAACGGAGTTTAACATCTGGGCTGACTCAATTATTGCCTTGTCAGGCAAGTACGCGGACGAAGATTCGCTTAAATTCGCTCTTTGTTCTATGATCATGCATGCAGATTCTAAGTACGGATCTCTTCCCAAGAGTTACTTTGTAACACGCCTACGTAAGGTCGCAGCTAACCAGGTGGCTGGACAAGTATTTACCTACATCAAGACTAAGCAACAAGCCGCGCAGACAGCCGCAGCTACACAATCTGAGGCAGCAGAGACAGCCCCAAAAGAAACCCAAACCCAGAGTGTCCGACTCTAAAGAATACCAGAGACTTAAAAAGATCTGGTATGCAAAATTAGCTGCTACCGGCTTCGAAGATATAGAGCCCAACGAGAATACTCTAAAGAAGTGGTCCTATAGCTTTAATAGGCATTACGATACGGCTGATTTAATCCAGGCAAAAGCAGATTACTACTACGAGGCTGGACACTTCCTAAACTCCCATAAGTTCGAAACCGAAGTAGAAAGAGTCATCTGGGAGTATCACACGAACGGGCTTAGCATAAGGAATATCATAAAAATCCTCAAGAAAGCAAAGATCCGTAAAAAGTACAAATACCCCAGAAAGGGTAGCCGTAACTATGATCGTAATTCAGTCTGGGAAGTCCTCGATAGACTCAGAAATATCATGAGGGGAATGTGAGCGAAGACCTGCGCAACTTGTATGACATCCGAGACGGTGTCGAGGCCGACCGGAACTTTATCCTAGCCACCTTTCTACGCGGCCTGTACTACGGTGATTCCTGGTTTTCTATCATACCAAAACAGGTATTTATGGAGAACTACAAGAAAGTAATCATTGCTTTACTAAAAATTCGATTAGTAAAGGTTGCTTGCCTAAAGGAAGACCCCGATGTAATCCTGGGGTACTGCATAATGACACCAGACCAAACAACCGTGGACTGGGTGTTTGTCAAGAGTGCCTGGCGAAAACAGGGTATTGGTAGCCATTTAATACCCCATTCAGTAGCTACTTTTACCCATTTAAGCGCTACTGGCAAGAAGTTAATCCAACGTTACCCAAACTCAATCTTCAACCCATTCCTAACCTAGGAGAATATATGTCAAAATGGATTCCCGGCCTCAAAAAAGCAAAGAAAAATGCAGCGCCAGTACCGCGTTCTTTGGAAGAAATCACCAAAGAATTCGGACAGTTTTGCACGCAAGCAGGCAGTACTCGCTACCAAATCTTCGTTTACGAAAAAGAGTTGGAGCGCCTCAACACCCTAATGGCTAATCTGAACTATGAAGCCGAGGCTCGCAAGAAACTCGACGCAGCCACCCCGCCTCCCGTTCCAGCTACAGAACAACAAACCCAGTCAGGTGCAGTATGAGCTTTGAAGGAAGAGAAGTGGCCTATGCTGTCCTCCACGGTCCTATTTATACGCCTCAGGCTGGCCACCTGAAGAACGTCCTACGCAACGTCAATGATCCGGCTAGCCGAGCAGTCAAGATGGTAATCAAAGGGGACTTCCTTGAGGTTACCGCGACTAATCCGGAGACCAGGAAACTAGCCACGGTTTTGGTGCCTTTATTGACAGGCGTTACACACTTGGTGCTCGCAGATTAATGAAACGTATCGTAAAACCTTCTATTGCATCTAAAGAAGACGTAGATAAGTTCTATGGGCGTAAGTTCAACCTTACGCAGTTCCTTTTTGATCGCCAGTTGGCTTTCGTGGAAGATCCCGCACCCTTTAAAGTAGCCGTGTGTAGCCGTCGTTCGGGTAAAACGGTTGCTTGCGTAGCGCATTTAATCCATACGGCTATTAACTCGCCCAACGTCGTATGCCTGTATATTACCCTTTCCGGTAATCAGGCAAAGAGGAACGTATGGCGAGAAGTAAAGACGCTGAATGAGAAGTACAAGCTTGAAGGCAGGCTTAACGAGATCGACATGTCCGCTACGTTTCCTAATGGATCTATTCTCTATCTATCTGGAGCCAAGGATTCTTCAGAAATCGAAAAATTCCGAGGACTTGCAATCAAACTCTGCTACATCGATGAGTGCCAGTCCTTCCGGTCCTATATTAAGGATTTAATCGACGATATTATCAGTCCTGCATTAATGGACTACGCCGGAACGCTATGCTTAATCGGCACCCCAGGTCCGGTACCCACAGGATACTTCTATGAGTGCGCGGTGACTAGCGACGTATGGTCTAAGTATCACTGGACGTTCTGGGATAACCCGCACATCGCTATCAAGTCCGGAACTACCCATCAAGCCCTGTTTGATCGAGAAATGAAGCGTCGAGGAGTGTCCCAGCAAGATCCTAGTGTCCAAAGAGAGTGGTTCGGCAAATGGATGCTCGATTCAGATTCCTTGCTGCTTAAGTACGATGCCAATAAAAACCATTTCCAACAGCTAATACCAGGTATAAAATACGATTATGTGTTGGGAATTGACGTGGGTTTCATGGATGCAGATGCATTGGCGGTTCTGGCATACTCTGAACACGATCCGGTGACCTATTTAGTAGAAGAAGTAATCACGGTTAAGCAAGGACTTACAGAGCTTGTAGACCAAATCCGTGTAATTCAGAAGAAATACGACATTGCTAAAATGATCATGGACATGGGCGGTCTAGGACTAAAGATGGGTGAAGAGATGATCCGCCGGTACCAGCTCCCCGTAGAAGCTGCTGATAAGAAAAAGAAGATGGAGAATATCGAAGTCCTTAACGATGCCCTCCGAACCGGTAAGTTCAAAGCTAAGTCGGCCTCGAGGTTCGCCCAAGACTCTTACCTAGTAGAAGTAGACAGAGACAAATCTACTCCGGAACGTATTAAGGTAAGTGATCGATTTCACAGCGATATAATAGACGCGGTCCTGTACGCCTTTAAGGTCTCCCCGGCCTATGCGTACATGGCTCCCAAACAACAGCCTAAGTACGGGTCGGCGGAATGGGCTGCCCAGCAATCAAACGAGATGTGGGAAGCAGAGCTTGCAGGCCATATGAAGGATTATGAGTCAGATACGCCCTTTAATGACTGGGTTTTAGGCAAAAACCCTAAAAACTAGACTATTGGGCTATATTTGAACGCCAAATAGGAGCTAATCTGCTACCTTTTCTCAAAAAACGCAAAGAAGGCATGAATTCTGGGTTGATCGTCAAAACTCGCACCCCGGATGAAAAACCCGAGGAAGATCAAGATGATCCAGCTGCAGCAATCCATGCATGCGCATCCGATCTGATCCACGCGATCCATGCCCACGACGTAAAAGCAGCAGCTGAAGCAATCCAGTCAGCTTTCGAGATACTAGAAAAACACCCTCATGATGAAGTAGATCATGACAGTCCTTCCCCCCATACATTCGACGCCCAGAACATGAAAGCAGGAATTGAATAATGTCCCAATATACCCAATCCACTACAGTAACCAACCTTAGAACCCATACAATTACCATACCAACTACGGATGTGTATACGTTCCGGGGCACTCTCACCCTTCCTAACGTAATCCCGACGGCCACCCAAGGCCCCGGCGGTGGAGCAGGTACTGGTACTGGAGGCGGGACATTAGTTCCATCGCAAGTAGTTATTACTATTCAACAAAACGGAGTTACTAAGCTCACTACTGCTCCTGGTGCTCTAGGCTTCGGCCTTAGCGGACTGCCCTGTACTGCTGGTGACATCATCACGATTGCTAGGAGTTCTAGTCTTCCTCAGGATCAGCAACTAGAAGCAGTGAAAGTAACCCTTTCGATCTCAGAAGGACAATCTTAGATGCCACTCATGCCAGGCCGCTCAAAAAAAGCCTTTTCAAAAAACGTAGCAACTGAGATGGAGCACGGAAAACCTCAGCCTCAAGCACTTGCAATCGCGTACAGCGTTAAGCGCAAAGCCGGCAAAAGACATAAGATGGCAGAAGGCGGATCTATCTCAGCTAAGACTGAGAAGCGCCCTATGCCAGACCAGTCAACTGACTCCAAAGCAATGGTGTCGAGGAACTCAGGAAATAAAGCCCCATCTCATGATTCCTGGATCGATAATTCCACAGTTACCCAAGCCCAATCAAATAACGGCCGAATGGTAAAGCCGATTAAACGCCCAAGCATGGTACCTACCAATGCATTTTCTACCCGTTTATATGACGAAGAGGGCAACCTTCAAAAGTCTGCAAGCCCCGGCCCTTATGGTGAGCAACCGCCTAAACACGACGACGAGCTAGACGCCAAGAAAATGGGCTCAAACCCAGATATGGCAGATGAGCATTCTACCCGTAAAAAGCCCTACCGTAAAGAAATCGAAAATCAGTATTCAGAGGACGAGTCTTCCCCAGACATGCGCAGGAATATTGGCGGATATGCCAAGGGTGGTGAAGTCGAAGCCCAAGACTATGACCATAAGGCTAAAAACAAGTATGAAGACGACCTCTTAGACCTTCCTCCCTCAGAAGACGAAGGCCTGGAAATGGCCGATTCACACAATGAAGCAGACCGAGACATGGAGGGCAAAGGCCCTGACATGGAAGAACCTCATAATGATGAAGAGTCAAAAGTCTACGGTTATGCCCGAGGCGGCGAAGTCTCCCCTCACGATGAGGAACAAGAAGAGCATCACGACTCTATCGCAGCTGCTATCATGGCCCGTAGAGAACGCCTCCATGCAGAGATCGACTCAGGCGCCCACGACCTCGACGAAGCCGTCCGCATGGCTGAAGGTGGCGAGATCCTTGAGAAATCAGGCAGAATCCTAAGCCACGGCTCCATGGACAGTGATGACAGTGATCAGGCCGATCTTTCCCGCAATCACGACGAAGATGCAAACGAAGAAGACCAAGCATCCTTTAATGCATTACGTAAAGAGAACTACAACGATTCGAATCTAGATGTTGAAAACCCTAGTGATTCTGGTGAGACGGGCGACGAGAGGGAAGACCGTGAAGAGAACAAGCTAGATACAGTCAGCGCTATCCGCAGCAAAATGAAGTCAAGACGCCAATTCTAACAGAAGGCAATTGTGAAAATCGATAGTATCAAGCAGCTCAAGCAAATCATAGCTCTGTGCCGATCAGCCGGCGTGTCTGACGTCAAGATAGACGGGATTGAGATGCATCTAGGCCCGCTTCCCGTTAAACGCAGTAATAAGGCCGCTACAGCATTCTCAGCCTTCCCTGAAGCCCAAGTACCAGTCCCAGCCTATAACGGTCCAGAACAGCCAGGATTCGATAAAATCGACATGCCAGACGACCTTAGCGACGAGCAGAAGTTGTTTTGGTCGGCAGAAAGCAGAGACCAACAATGATGACCCTTACACCGGTCCAGTACTTGAACTGGCTGACAGGCATTAAAGGAATGAGAGAGCAGCAAGCAGTCGAGCACATAGAGCGTCTTTACGAGAAGCAAACAGGAGAAGAGATAAAACTAGTCCTGGTGTACAAGAAATCAGGCGCAGTATGGGAGTGCTACCATCCAAGCTCCAATGTTGAGAATGGACCGGCCAATTGAAAGTAAAGAACGCACCAGGCCCTAGCTCTAAGATAACATTCAAGACGAAAAACGTCTCTGATTCTATGGTGTTATCTCCCTGGTGGGAAGAAGACAACTCCGATAAAGCAGCTGCATTGATGCTAACCGAGGCTGCCTACCTAAAAGAGTCTCAGGCATACAGATACCGCCAAACAGCTATCTATGCCCGGCTATACGGTAACCAGAGTCTTTACTCCTTTGCTGGTAATAACATTTCCAAGATGGATCAAACCCAGGGTCTTCCTCAAGAACGCCCTACGTTCAATCTAATCCAGTCCGTAGTAGATACACTAGTCTCCCGCATATCCCAGTCCAGACCACAGCCAGACTTTCTTACAGACGGTGGGGACTATAAGCAACGTAACCTCGCAAAAAAGCTAAACAACTTCATTATCGGTGAGTTCTACCAAACAGATGCCTATGAGAAAGCAACCATCGTCCTTAGGGACGCATTAGTCGAAGGCACCGGGATTCTCCACGTCTACGAGACTTCAGACCATAAAGTAGGCCTCGAGCGAGTCCTTCTAACCGAGATCCTGATTGACCCGAATGAATCTATGTACGGTGAGCCTAGGAAGATGAACAGGCTAAAGTTAGTAGACCGGGACGTACTCCTTGCCAATTTCCCTAAGCATGCAGATAAGATCGCACTAGCAGCAAAAGCCTACCCAGACAACTCAGGCGACTCATCTAAAGCCGTCTCAGACCTGGTCATGGTCGTAGAAGCCTGGCATTTAAAGTCCGGTGAGAAGGCAAACGACGGCCGTCATATGCTAGCTATTAGTTCTGGCAGCCTGTTAGATGAGCAATGGGATAAGGACGACTTCCCCTTCGTGTTCATGCACTACAGCCCAAGGCTCCTAGGATTCTGGTCCCAGGGCGTTGCAGAGCAGCTAATGGGCACTCAAATGGAACTCAATTCTATCCTGTTTACTATCAGCAGGGCTATAAAGCTCGTAGGAGTTCCTCGTGTCTTCCAAGAAGACGGTTCTAAAGTCGTCGCAGCCCATCATAACAATGAAATCGGTGTCATTGTCAAGTACAGAGGCACTAAACCGAGCTATGAGGTCGCACCTTGTAATGCTCCTGAACTCTACGCTGAAAGAGACAAGCTCATCCAGTACGGCTATCAACAGTCAGGTGTGTCAGCACTGCAGGCTTCCAGCCAGAAACCACAAGGACTGGACTCCGGGGAAGCCATTAGGACCTACGACGATATCTCGACTGACAGGTTTGCCTCTCTGTCGCGTCGTTATGACAATATGTTCATTGATCTCGCCTACCTCATTATCGACCAAGCAAAAGACATCGCCAAACCAGTAGAAGAGGGCGGCCAAGGCTCCTATACGACGGTGTACCCAAACAAGAACGGAACCCAGGAAGTCGACCTCCCAGAAGCAGATCTGCTAGAAGACACGTTCATAATCCAGTGCATGACCCAGTCCTCCCTCCCTAAAGACCCTGCAGGCCGTCTTGCTAAGGTCACCGAGATGGTCCAGGCAGGCATGGTAACGCTCCAGGAAGGCCGCAGGCTGCTGGATTATCCGGACCTAGAGCAAGTCGAGCGTCTTGCAAACGCAGGCGAGGAGCGTATCCTGAGCATCCTAGACGACATTATCGAGACCGGCAAGTACGTCTCACCAGACCCGTTCATGGACCTACAGCTAGCAACCCAGCTTACCACCCAGTATATCAATCTGTACGCAACAGCTAAGCTCGAAGAGAGTAAGATGCAAAAGCTCCGTGATTTCTTTACTCAGATCCAGACTATTATCCAAGCAGCCCAGCCGCCTCCTATGCCAGCTCCTGCAGCCCCACAAGCAAACCCGCAGCCCGCACCGTCTAGTCCCCTAGTTCCTAACAGCCCGAACCCACAACCCCAGTCATAAGGAAACCTATGATTTTGTTAAAGTTTTTATATGAGTACCTGCGTAACATAATCCACGCCTATAGATACTATAAAATGACGTACTTCTGGGCAGAAACGGCCCGAAAGAAACTAAAGCAACTAAAGCAACTAAAGCTCAAACAAAGCAATTACGACAAGAGGCACAAAACGCTGAGCGAGCAAGCACGATTAAACGAACAATACGAACAATCCCATCCGGAACAGTTCCCAGGACTGTTCCAAGCAAGGAAATAAAATGAGAGTACAACCAGTATCCGGTCCGCACGCCATATCGCCAGTAAACACGACGAATAATTCTAACTCACGATCTGCAGCAATCGCAGCTTTCGAGAAGGCGAGCACTCCTCCTCAACAAGCCCAGGAAAATCCAGTACTTAACCCTAATAAAGTATCTCCAGAAGAGCTATCCGCCGTTAATACGCCGCGGCAGGAATTGACCGACAACTCTTCGGAAACTCCGAATAGTTCAGACAATTCCACTATTTCTGAGCCCCAAGAAGAGACCCAGGCTCCTCCCAAAGATACTCCAGAGAGTAGACGATGGGCTCAGCTTGCTCGCACAGAGAGACAGCTCCGAGCAAAAGCACTGCAACAAGAAGCCGCAATTAAGGCCAGAGAGGCCGCGATCCAAGCCCGCGAAGACGCAATCGCAGCGAAGGATAAGGAATACAGTACTGGGTATTACCGCAAAGATAGCATTAAGCAAGATCCTCTCCAAGCCCTTGCCGACGCCGGTGTCTCCTACGACGAATTGACCCAGCAGCTCCTCAACCAGCAGCCAACTGATCCAAGAATACTAAATACTATCAATTAGTTGAAGAACGAGATTAAGA